GGCCAAGTGACCTCATCTACTTTGAAGATGTAATTTTTACCTGTGCTGTCTACGATATATGGACGAATCTCAAATGGGTCCTTAGCAAAGTCTCGTACTCGAGAAACGACGGTCTTAGCATCTGTGATTTGCGATATATACGGAAACTGAGCTATACGAGCAGCGCGCTGAGGAAAATCTTCTAGAGTCTCTTCTGGTCGTACCCACTTGGTGAATGTAGCTCGGTTGGTTACAATTCTGCGTCCAGCTCGATCAAAGTATTTAGCAGCCTCCAGCGCAAGTGCAGACTGCAGCGGCGCTCCATCCTCTGTCGGATCGTAAAGATTACGATCATCAAATACAAAGAAGGTGCGATTCTTTCTAGCAGCTTTAGCCGGGTCGTTAATAAACTTCAGATCTATGCGAAGTAGGTACGGAGCAGATTGCTTATAGTTCTGGAAACCCTGGTAATACTCAGTCGATCCGAAAATAGAGTCGAACGAGAACCCAAACTTGTACAATGCGGGGTATGTAGTTACGGCGTCTGACTGAGAAGGAATAAGCGTAATGTTACTATCCGTAAACGGTGTATTAGCTACTGCTTCGATAAAGGTATCAGTATGGTTAACAAACGAGAAAGAGTGCGTGAGCGTTGTGAACTCGGACATGTGGAATGGTTGCTTAAAGTTCGTATTGAAAATTGAATACTTTAACGAGAGAGCAGCTTTCTCAATATTCTTAATATCCTCATCCGACTGATCGGTACTGTCTGAGTAGACAATTGTATTAAGTCGTAATCGGATGAAGTTTGGATCGATGTATATTAGCGTATCGGATGGAGCCTTAAGATCTCCAATTGCCTTAGCTACTGGAGTGATCAGCGTATCCTGCGCGTTCTCAATAATCTCTCCGTTAGATGAAATTGCTGTTACGTATAATACAGACTGAGAGGTACTGGTGACTACAGCATTGCCGTCGGCATCGAGAAGACTGAGGAGATCCTGAGTAGTACCACCGAATACTTTTACCTTATCAAGACCAATCTGTGCGTACTGCTTAATCTGATTCTCATAAGCATCGGTTGTAGCAATAGCGTAGTACTTAAGATAATCTATAGGTGCGTAGTTACGAAGATCCTCTTCCGACTCAGCACTCATACCGCCAAGGATCGGGCTGGCATTTGTAACAGCTAAGAAAGAAGAAGCTGTATTCGTTCGGGGATCAATCATCTGGTAACCAGACGGGAAGGAGATCGTTGTAATCTGGTACTTCTTATCAATGTTACCCTCTTCACCTGCGGTTTCTAGATACTCGCAGGAGATAGTTGCTCCAGCAGGGAATCGTTGGCCGGTGATGCCGTCACCTGCCTTAAAGATTACGCCTGAGTAATCGGGCATGTTAGTTACTTCGTAAACTTTATCGAGAGGATTAGCGAGAAGGATATTCGAGGCCTGCACCCACTCTTCCTTAGCGTTTGGATCTGTAGTCGTGTTGACGAAAAGCTTAAGGAAGGTACGGGAGATATTATTTGAAGCATCTTCACAGTTCTGAACATTTAGAAGCATAGACTCGAATCGTTCCCCACTTGCGATACCGAGAGTAGCTGTTTTGATTTGTCCCTGGATAACCGGTACCTTTAGATACTTGATACCGTTCCATCCACCTGCATCTAGGAACGCTTGGTAGCGTGCAGTTGAGTTAAGAATAACATCATACGGTTCTTTTAGAGCACGGATAGCTACTGCTTCGGTAGATACAAACTCAACACCGCTCGCAGAAATAAATCGGGTACCGCGAGGAATTACATACGGGGTGTCGTACGTCCATGGAACAAGAGCGAGGGATCGGAAAGTGTCCTGCGGGTCTGGATCCTTAGTAATGTTATCGTAGTTCGATCTATCATCAAGATTGAAGAAGGTTCGTCCAAAGTTTGAAAGACGATTAGCACCGCTCTCATCTGAATGGGATACAATAACGTACGAAATTGCAGATCGCATTCTATGGGACTTGCGTCCAATGAGACCTACTTGAGAATTCAAAGAGGATACATTTTGAGCTGTAGTCCACTTCTTTTCTCCTAGGAGGTACTCAGCATATCGAGCAAGCTCAGCTTCGCTATCTGCGAAGGTATCCATGATAGCGGAGATGACTCCATTTTCAGAAAGTAAGGCCCAATTAAGCTTTACTCTCATGCGGTCTAGAAGACGTGCTTTTATCGCTTCTGCATCAAATCGCTTCATGCGTCAACTCCTGTGATAAGCGGGGCAATTATTCCCGTGGTAGTATCTCGAACAACGAGCTGTAGTCTCCATCCGCGATTCTCTAAATCCGGAGTAACGTCTAAGCTCATAATTTCTATCGTTTCAAAGTTCTGGTTTATCGCGCTACGAAGTTCCTGATTGAGCTGATTAGCTCCAATTGGAGATAGCGGATACTTTCGAATGGTATCAAAGAACCCACCCATGGTAGGTCGACGGTAGTAGTCACCTTGAGAGGACTGTACCCAGAGTTTGAGATCGTTGATCATAACAGATCCAGCTGAGATAGTTGGATCAGCAAACTCGTTTATAAATCCCCTGTAATCGATATCAACATACTTGATATCTTTAATGAATTTACTTCCGAGCTTAGCAATACTACGGTCTAAAAGTGTGCTCATATCGTACCTGTTCCTACGGACTCTACTCCCTTAATCTGAATAAAGTCTACAAAGTATTGGATTGTAAGTCCCGTAGACCCTCTCTCTGCATCGCTGCTCCACTCTCCACGAAAAGCCGGGATTGACTTAGGTAGCAATCCTTTGAGAAGGAGTTGAAAACTAGGGGTTAGCTCGGAGGTGAGGCCTGTATTTGTTGTGAACTGCTGAATCGTTATCAACGCCTGGCGCTTCTTATTCATACCGCGTTTTCCGGTTAAGAATACATCGTATCCTCTATCATAGATTGTATTAAACCAGCTCTGATGATACCGCCAAACCTTAAGTGAAGCGTCTTCCTGCCATGTAATAGACACTACTTCAGGTATGGTATACTTCTCAATGTAATGAGATTTGGTAAAAGGATTCTGCTTAACATCCATCGATGGCGGAGGAAGCTCGTAACCTGTGCAGTATAGGGTGCCATCGATACTCGTATCAACTGATCCATCGAGAAATTGGAACTCGACCTCAAAGAGGTTAGGGGAAAATCCCGGTATGTTGAGTTGATCTAAAAGCTTGTTAGATAGCGTGCCCATTCTACATATATCCTCTTATCAGTTAGTACAAAAAGAAGGCCTCCGGTTTTCCGGAGGCCGAGAGATCTTTCAAATCAGCTTATTCCCCTGCGGGTTCCTCGAGATTGATAGCATACTTAGATTTAGTCTCTCCTGGTCCATACCCAGCGTCGTAGATTTGTGGATCTGTGTACTCTCCGAAGCCGAAGGTAGCCGTGACCATCATGGTCTCTCCACTACCAGCCTTGAACTTAGGATCTTCTACATCGATTAGCCAAACGCGATCGAATGTCCAGCGAAGACCTAGCCCATTTCCTAGGCTAGTTGTTACTCCAGAAGTTACACCGGAGTCTTTTTCTGCTTGATACCCCTTGCCACCGAGAACTGGAGAATCCAGAGCTACGACATCGACTGTCCCAAAGTATTGCCCCGCTCCAGAGTCATCTGGAAAAGCAGCATTACTTGCAAACCCTGTCGATGGTTGCATAACCAATCCACGCCAAGCTAGCAATCCTCTATAAATCGAATAGTAAGCATCTACGCGAAACTGAAGCTTAAATGCACGTTCGCCGTCTATGCGAGCTGCAGGCTTTTTTAGCCCGATGGTCTTGTAGCGAATCTCGTAGGTTTTAAGAGTAAACTTAGGAGGCTCGAAACCTTGGCATCGAAGAGCGAACGCATTATGTATTTTTTCTTCTTCTCCCCCAAAAACAGGTAGGTCTTGATTGTTGGACATAGGGTCATACACTGCCCCAGGAAAACGAATATGCACGTCATATAGGTTGTCCATCGCGTCCGCGCCAAGACTGAGTAGTGCTGTAATTTGGGAATTCAATTCAGCCATTATGCCCTCCTTCTCCTATCTTCAAGAAGAAGGATTAAACGTTTCCGAACTGATCAAAGATTGGATCGATGAATTCACCAAACTTAAAGGTCGCCTTGATCTTAATTGCATCGCCGCCATCAGTCTTGTAATCCGGCTCAGAGAGAGCAGAGATCCAAACCTGCTTGAATACCCAGCTGTTCAACTGATTCGAAGACGGTATGGTTGATGCATCAGACGCAACTTTTAGCGAGCCTTCCGTGAACTTACCTACCGTAACACCCTGAGCCTCGAAGGGTGCACCATCCGACATAAAGATCGGACGAGCGAGCGCAGATACAGTTACAGTTCCAAAAACCTTATTGATGTCAGACTTGCCGGTAGGATTGTCTCCTTCTTCTCCGTAAAGAGCGTTAGTAGCAAACCCAGACGACGGCTGCATAATCAAGGATCGCCAAGCCCCAAGGAATCGATAAGCCTGATAGTTAGCATCGAGTCGGAACTCGATTTCAAACTCACGCTTACCTTCAATCTTAGTAGAAGGACGATCAAGCGTAACAGTCTTATACTTAACCTCATATGTCTTAACATTAAACTTAGGCGGGCTAAATCCATTTGCACGAATAGTAATATCATGCTTAAACTGTGGATCGTTAAATGCTGTGATGCCGGCGCGACCTGCGCCTACGTTTTCGAACGTTGTAATTCCAGCAGGCGGCTCAATCACAATATCAAACATGTTATCCATTGCGTCAGCACCGAGGCTTAGAAGTGCTGATATCTGATTGTTAGCGAGGATTCCCATGCTATCTCTCCTTGTAGAAATCTACGTATTAAGTTAGTGTCACTTTCAAAGTAGTGTTGATCTAGGTTTAATAGGCAATCTTCCCCGTACCCAACCTTGCTCAAGAAGTTGAAGAGCTTTATTCTCGTCATAGCGTCCGCTCGTACTACCATTATTTATCCAAATTGATTTAATTCCCTTTCGTTTAATTTTAGATTGTCTTAATCCCTCTAATCGTCGTGCTCGAACTTCTGGATCATTCCAGCTATCTTTAGTAGTATTTCTTCGTGCAACGGGATCTACTGCTTCTCTTATTTTTTGCTTTGTCTCTTCCGAGTGAGTGTAACCAGCTCGGGCTTCAAGAATATGTTTCTTATGCTCTTCTGATAATGACTTACCGAGGTGAGCTTGCCGAATTTTTTCTTTCTGTTCGGGGGACATTGCTTTACCTTTATTAGGACCTGTATTGTGTCCGCGCGCGATTCGAGTAGCTACTGCCTTCTTTCTTATTTCAGGGGGTTGCACTCCTCCGTTTCCTCCTTTATGAAGATTAGCTAATGGACCAGTGTTTTCACAAATTCTACCAATTTTTTGAATTATAGCTTCTTCCATATCCCAAGCCTCTTGCTCTGTCAAGTTCTCTTGTATATGAACGATAATGGGTAGCATAGCCTCCCCGATGATATGTATAATTTTTGTTCGTTTGATTTTGTTGTATTTTGCAGAGGGCTGAGCTAGCTCTCTGAGGTGAGCCTTGTCGCGATCCTCTCTGCCCTTACCAATGTAAAAAGGTTCAAAATCAAAATGCAACTCACTGTAATCGTAGCTGCCCGGTTTTCGAGGATCAAGATACGCGTAAACATAAAAATCGTGTAACATAAAAAACCTCCACTACTAATATACATAGTTAGTGGAGGTCAACCTTGTAATTGTTACTAAATACTACAGCTGTGTACTTTGGCTCACATTCACAAACTCGAGCTCTACCCACTCAGAGAAGATGTTGACCTTGACCGTAATCTTGATCTTAAACTTTCGCTGAGCCTTGATATCGTCCGTATTAACGTTAGCAATTTCTACCTTACCAGCTGCCCAAATCGGCTGGGTACCGCCGGTTCTGCGATTAAGGATCGCCTCGCACTGGCGCTGGCGCATCGCCTGATAGTAGCTATCATTCGGCTTGCCGATCTGCGGAATCATTACATTATCTCGAATCTCCCTCTTGAAGAGGTCGAAAGCCATCGAGTGGCCGAGGTAAGACCAGTCATTAAGATTGTCCGGGTCCTGCGTAGTCTTCTGGCTGATGACCATAACTCCGTAGGTCGGGTCAAGAATGATTGGGTTAAGACCCTTCTCATCAAGGATCTGCTGCTCCTCGGCAGTAAACTCGTACTTAGCGCGCTCAACGGTTACTGGAAGCTGACCACCGTATCCACCAATGTCGGTGAACATCGGAGCCCAGCCACCAAGCTTACCTTCGATGATTCTCATGCACTTTGCACCGTAAGCACCGACGAGCGAGGTCCAGTACTTCTTACCAGTGTAGGTGTCCTTGCGAAGGAACTCGTTAACCGGCTGAGCTGTTCCGGTGATTCGACCAGTAACAACGATGCTGTTAAGGTCTGCTCGCTCAGAGCCGCTTAGCTTACGAGGAGCTAAGTACGTAGCCATCTTGTGAGTAGAAGCGCGAAGACTGTACAAGGATTCCTTAAGAGCTTCGTGACCAGTTGGCTCAACAAAAACTAGCGCAGGTTCGTAAACACTCTTACCAGCCTCAATCCAACCGTCTAGAAGAACTGGAGTGAAACGATCCTCAACGATACCGCCTGTCGTTCCCTCAGCGATAAGATCTCCAACAACCTTCTTTACATAGCGCTGACCCTGAAGGCCCGGTACGCCGAGCGAACCGGTTGTGACTGTCTTGGAGCCGCCGAAGGCACGGCTATCAACGATTCGGTAACCAGTAAAGAATCCACCGCCATTCAGGTCGTCGTCGAATGTCTTATATACATTAACTTCAATGAACGACAGTGCGTTATCTGGAAGAATTTCCTGGAAGTAAATGTTAGCGCCGTATGTGTCCTTGCCAGTCTCGGAAAGAGAGCCGGTGAAGGTTCCGCCGGACGTCAGCTTACCTGGATAGACCTCTTCCTTAACAGAGAACGTTAGCGTGTTGTAGTTAACAGCCTTACGAGGATTCATCGTGCCTTCCGGCGCGAGCTCTGTCTTGCAAAGAATAAGGTTGCTGTTGCTATCGATGTAGTAAATCTGATCTACCATTGCAAGAACGTCGGGGTCACGATCACGAACCGTACCCATATTCGTCCTGCGAATACCTGCATCCTTTACACGAACGTAACGAGTGCGATAGCTAGACGTAACGTTCTTCGGCGGTAGGCTCGGACCCAGCGTCTGGTAAATACCAGCCTTACCAATATTCGCATTACTAAAGAACTGAACATACAGTCCGTCATCATTCTCGGCGTCTACTGCCGTAGGATATGGAACCGGGCTATTAGCTAGAACGTATGGCTCGTCTTTGTATGCACTGAGCGATAGATCGTAGGCGTACTTGTCGTATCCAATATCGGTGAAGGTAAGGATCGTTTCCTTCTCTGTCGGCGTCTTCTGCGCGATCGTCATGTACGTGTCATCCTTAACATTAAGGATCCACTTCATACGGGCAAGAATAGCGTCGTGGAGAAGACCGCGATAGGTAGCTTCGTCTGCTGTAGAAATCCAGTCACCAGATGTTGTTCGATAAGGAGCGGAACTAACGATCTGCTCAAAGTCGATGAACATGAATGTATCATTACCTGAGGCGTTAGTTCCAGTAATGTTGATTACGTTTCCAGAAATTGTACCGATGTCTACAACACCGGTTCCGTCTGGGTTCTCAACCTGAACCTTGGTTCCTGCAAGAATGAGCTCGTACGACTTATCTCCAGGGTATGCGGAGGAAGCATTACCCCAAAAATCGAAGTAAATACTATCCGCTGCAGCAAGAATCTCATTCGGGATACTTGTAAGAGAAATTACATCAAAACCTGTCGGGCTAGAAGCTGCGTAAACGGGTTGAATACTTGAGGATAGGAAAGTCCAGTCTACGAGCACCCCGCTTTCTTCATCACGAGAAACTTCAACTGCACCTATCGGCGCTATCCTGCCTCGGCTATCTACTTCGGATTGGAGGAGTACCCGAAGATTATCTGGGAGATGCAGGTAGCTCGCATTTTCTCCTTCTACTCGAGTGCGAGCTCGGAATGACGGGGTGTTCTTATCCTCTACATTATAGAATGGAAAGAGACCGTGCTTGGTGACATACACTCCACCGTAGTACGATGGATATGTTTCGCTAGTGCCTGGCGGTGCCGAGACCCAAAGTCCATACTGGCTATTAAAGTCAAGAGCGTCCTGAATATCTGGCCAATCCGCTGTGGGTACGCCGAGCATGGACACGAGCTGCTGTGTCTGACCCTTAGCGAAGTACATCGCTTCTGTGCTACCCTTTGGAGCGCGGACTACCATATATCCCCGCTGGGCAGAATCCGTGACTGGGACATTGTATGATTGATCTATGTCCACAAAAATTAGTCTGAATGTGTCCACGAGAGTTTCCTCCTAAGTTACTTGTCTAGTTAGTCGTTTGTTCAGAAAGAAGTTGTTTTCTTCTAGCATGAGCTTCTTTCATCTTCTGTCTGGTTTCAGCAGAAAGGTGCTTACCTAGATTGGCTTCACGTAACTTTTGCCTAGTTTCCGCAGACACTACTTTACCTTGTAGAGCTTGAGATATCTTAGATTTAGTTTCTTCACTATGCCAGACTTCTTTTTCCTTTCTAGTTTGGACTTGTTTTTGAATAGAGGTTAATGAGCGGCGAGTTCCTAGTCTAGCTTTTCGAATTTTCTCTCGAGTTTCCTCTGATACTTCTTTCCCTTTATGTACCCTAGAAATTAACAACCTTGTGCTAGCAGAAGGACTTGGATGCGCTCCTCCTGAAGAAAAATTATAACCCTTGGTTTCATCACAAGCTTGAAGTTGAGAGATCCATTTCATTTCAAGCCTATCTAATTCCTCCTTAGTAGCTGCTTCTTCTAAGATTTCCCAATGGAAAGACTGCTCTCCATATTTAGCTATCGCACGATGTAGATGTAGTCTTGTATTACCTTTACGAGCCTCGCGCAAATGATCTAGCTGACGTACGTGAAGACTTCGCCTAGTTTGACCTACATAGACTTTACCGTTAACGGTATTTGTTACTTTGTAAACTATTCCGAACATCAAAAACCTCCACCTAATATTAGTGGAGGCTTAGCTATAGGAAGACTTAAAAGAATTACCACTCCATGCCCTTCAACTTTCCGCGGCGACGCTTGAGCGGTGTTGGATTTTTAGGATCATCTGCAGTTGTAACTGAAAGATGAAAATCTCGCACACCCCCGTTCTTAGAATGGAAAAGAACTAGCACATCGTACTCTGAGTTAGGGTAAAGCCCAGATATAATCTGATTCTTTACTCGCTCATCTGTTATGATAATCTCAGGCTGACCCGGAACCTTGATCGTAACATCCTGTAGGTACTTGAGCTCCGGTTTACGAATAGCCCATGATAGCTTAAAAGACGTCTGAGTAATCGAGTTTGGATCAACCTCGCAGGCATTTACATATACCTCGTCTGTAGGGGAGAAGTATCCTGTAGCTATGTCTAGAACGGTGTCATTCATAGCTGCTGAAGTATAGAGGGCTCCCTCAACACCATCTATAGAATCTTGAGAGGCATTCTGTGCGTAGTAGTCACCGGGGTTTGTACCTACCATACCTGAGATATCCTCTCCGTCAGTTAACGAACCCCATTGCTTGACTGCAGCGAAGTTAAGGAGGACCTGTTCAGTAATGTAGATCTTATCATCTGAGCCGTAATCAAGGCGACCTGTATTATATGGAGGCTGTGGTCGGCTATCGCTAAGATCGACAAGGGGTTTCTGGTGCGGGTAAGCAAGCACATACGTTCGCACCATCATCTTAATTTGAATAGGGAACATGCGCTGGGACTTTAACCAGTCCGTTTCGTTGAACTGCGGGTTAAACGTGACGCCTTCGATCGTTACGAAGACTGGAACGGCTATATCAACGTCTTTCCACTTGACAGATGTTGCAAGTTGAACAGGTCCTTTAGGCTGAGTTTCCCAAAGAATAAGCTCATATGCAAGCCTTGCATCCTCGTCTCTCTCATAGAAGGCGGTAGCTGTCATCGGTGTCTTGACAGCAACAGCTCTCATACGAGCGGGCAGACCTTCTGCCCACTGTCCTCGGAGCATCTGCTGAGAGTTTACAGCGAAAGGTCTATCATCCGGCTGCCAGAATGTCCCATTCTCGTACCAGTAATTAACGAATGGAAGATTAAGATTAGAGGCTTGCAGCGAGGCGACATCGCCACCATTCTGTGCATCAGCTAACTCAAATCGGCGCCGGAAGGCATAAGCATCTGAGGACCATTGCACGCGCGTCATATCTGCACGAACGAGCACGTCGGCAAGAAAGTATTCTAATGGGATCTTTGCAGCGTGGTATACATTAGCGTACGTCGAGTGATCAAAAAATGACGCTTGCGTAAACTCTCTAGCCATGCCTAGTTAGTGACTGCCGCCTTATCTGACTGAGTTTGCGGAACTTGTGGTTTGAGGAGCTTGCGAACTAATCCAGCTACTGGTCGAGCTACGGGAGTCTTCGCTGTCTTGATCCATTCGTTAAAAATCTCGACGGGATCATTCATAACGAAAGTATCGTCTGAAACTATTAGATTATTATTCTTTTTTACAAAGTTAGCTGCGACTCCGCGGATGTATATGTCTCCGTAGTACTCTCTAGCAATCTTTTCTGATTCACAACCCAAGATGGTCCAGATAACAATCTGCGCCTTTGTAGCTGGAAGAGGCTTAGGATACTCTACAGCTCGGTATTCTCCGAATAGCGGTAAAGGGATCTCCCTCTTATGAACCTTCCCATTCTTCTTTTCAAACACCCAAATTGCTCGAGGCTTTGGACTATCATTTTCAGAAATCTTACATGGGAACACAGACCCCGTATAGTGAGCAGAAGATCGAATGTGCTGATGCCCTAAACAGATATGCTCAATGTCGAGATAGCTGATATTTGTCATATGATCAAACAGCGCGGCCGAAGTATCTGTGAAATGGCCAAAGGCAAGGTCGTAGTGCTGATTCTTAATATCGTTAGGGAGATTAGAGTAGTACTCCCACATTGCAGGAATATCTGTTCGATAATTGTAATGAGGAAGCGAAAGAACGTGCATGCCTTCAATATCCAGCACCTGTGCAGGTTCTCGGAGTATCGTGATACCTTCGAATTCTACGAACTCAAAAGATAGATGCGGCTTATTCTTGTATAGTTTTAGATCGTGGTTACCGACCATAAAATATACATGAGCAAACTTTTGCTTGGTAATATTGACAAACTGCTTTAGTTGCTTAACTACCTTGCCTGGATTAACAGCGTCATCTGTATAGTCGCCGAGGACTACTAGAGAGCTATTTGCTTCCGGTTCGAAAGTGCCGAGCCAAGATAAAAAAGCGTCCCCTAAAGGGAGACGCCAGGGCTGTAAAGCGCTAAAATGCGGGTCACCGAGTACGTATAGTGCCATAATTACCTACAATATAATAGAAGCTACTGGGCTTTCGGACTCTTGATGTTCCCGAATACGAACTCTCTCTTCTCTTTTCTTAGCCCAACTGCGATCTCGACCGCTTCAGTGATAACGGCAGAGTTACGTCCCTTACAAGTAACCGATCGAAGGTGCTTTTCAGAGACCGGGATTGTAGATGTTAATTGAATATTGATTCGATACTGTTTCTCATTCTCTCTAATAGCCCGTAAGACGGAGGAGGCCTCCATAGCTTCTTTATTACAGCTTAAATCAATTAACGAATCTGGAACTCGATTTGGAGTATTTCGAACATATTCTAAAAATTCGGCGTAGGTTTTTTGATTCTTCGTAAGAATATGAGGAATGTTATCTGCGGGGTCTCCAAAAAGGCTCTTATAGATAATGACAGAATTCTCAGTAGGGATAAAACCCATCTTCTCTGTAAACGATGCAATAGCTTCAGGCTCTCCATTTAGGTGAGGCATCCAATCTACGTTTTCAGTCAAGTACCTAGTCCAATCGTAGTCGTTAGTTACGAGAAGGGCGTGCGTCTTCTTAGTGCAGTACGTCGTAAGCACCGGCTTGACAAGATCGTCTGCTTCCAGATTCTGAACCTGAATGCAAATGTACTTGGGAAGGTTTGTTAGGAAATAGTAACGAACGAGATCGAGGCTATTATAGAACTCCTTGTTCTCCTTCGCTCGTGTTTCCTTATACTTAGGATAGATATGCTTACGAGAGGCAAAGTAGAAAGACTTCTGTAGATCGAGCCGACTCGTCGGATTATCAAACAGTAGGTAGACAACCCCTGTCTCTGATAAATATTGATCTGTAATCGACTTGATCATTTCGATGTACCTAGCTACGAGATCTCGATAAACATGCTTCGATGAAATCACCGAAGCATGCTCATTCTTTTCTTTTAGTCGATGCAAGAGATTGAGGGCGTCTACTAAAATAGCATCATATCTCATACGTACATCCATGTAAATCCACCAGCAGTTTTTTGAGTGCCGTTAGCTGCGGCTGCTGGTGAACCTGTTTTATTTTGTGCGCGAAGCCATGCTTTCGCGGCCTTGCTTGAATTGAATTCCAAGTTTTGCTCCATGCATTTGATTTTCTTGTAGTGTCCTATCGCACGTTTTTGAATTATTTCGTCAGCTTGTTTCTTGCCGCGGTGAGATATGCTCTGTCGTTGCGCCCATTCTGCATTCTGCCAAAGCTGTTTTGTAATTTCTTGTTTACGTTCTTTAGATATGCCGGGAATACCGGCTCCTCCGCGACGTAGATTATAGCCTGCCGGAACAAGAGCTTGATATTTTGCAATCATTGCTATCTCGACAGCATTGGCTTCGTCCTTAGTCAGCCCCTCAGCCAGTATCCCCCAATAAAAAGAATCAATACCGTATTTTTGAATTGCACGGTGAATCATATGACCCTTTCCACTAGCTGAGAGCCAACGGTGTGCACGAAGCCGAGACGCTAACGCATTAGTTTGGCCTATATACAGTTTTTGAGTTACCTCGCACCATAACAGGTACACGGTATGCATGAGATAGCTATTCCTGCATTCTCTTCAGCTTACGGAAGTCTCCGGGCTTACCGTTTACTTCTACGATGCGCTCGTTCTTAGCTAAGGTATCCTGAGCCTCCTGAAGCTGCTCAGGGGTAACGGGTACCTTGTTAAGCGTAGGCTGAGAATTGCTTTCCTGGTTGTCTGACATATTCTCTCCTCCTTAGAGTAGATATTCAGCTATCGTCTTTTCAACGAGTGCTGGTGTAGTTGCGCCGACTAGAGTCTGAGAAGGACCCTTGCGGCCAGGTTGTAGGAAAAGAAGGGTAGGAACACTTTGAATATCCAGCGCCGATGCTAACGCATCGGATCTTGTAATATTGACCTTGACAATATCTACAACACCTTCGAATTTCTGAGCTACGCGATCGAGCGCAGGGCTAAGAGATTTGCAAGCAGTGCACCAGTCTGTATAGAGGTCAACTACAACAGGCTTATTTGATTTGACCTGAAAATCCTCATAATCAAATACGCTTTCCTTAAACTGAACATCTGTGAGTTCCATACCTTCCCTTCTCCTTGTTACTGTAATGTTAGCTATGTATTAGTGCTTAATGCAGCTGATCGACAAAACCTGCGGAACTCACGGGCCATTTCATATCTCCGGTATTCATGTCACCAAAGAGAGATGGCTGTACTGAAGAGCTAATAGAAGAAGAATTCCAGGCAGTCTGCCAGGCATCTGTGCTCATTGAGAATGAATCCAGGACCTGACCACCGGCGCTACAAATAGACACAGTAGCTGTATTGCCCCTGGTGTCCCATTTCATATCGCCAGAAGTGCCGTCACTATAAATGATGGTTGGTTGATACGGCTGCTCCCACCACGGCCTTGTCCACATCCACCACGGATAGACAGGGTATGGCTGAGGAACAGGATAGGGAACATATTCCTTCTCCTTCATGGCGCCGCCGAGCACTGCTCCGAGCTGACCAAAGAGATCCTTCGCCTCGTCCATAGAGACCCGAATCTCCTGATTTTTAAGACGAAGAATAATCGATACAATTTCCATATAGATGCCTCCACGTACCGTCTAATATAACCTGGCACATGCAGAAAGGGAGACCCTAGATTACTCTAGGGTCTGTCTCATTACTCGTTGTCTTTCATTGCTACGGAACCGAGAAGCTCGTGCTCTAGTGAAATTACTGAACCTTCACTTCCAGCGAGAGTAGCGCGCTGAATAATTGTTCTAAATTCATCTTCCTCTTCAACCTGTTCTGCTAGGAACGAGTCGAGGAAGGCTGAGTCCTGGTAGTTATTACGTTCCTCAGCATCCGCTTTGAGGTCAGTGATTAGCGCTGTGACCTTTCGTTCATGCTCCAGAGAGACCTGGAACATGCTAACGAATACTCCAACTATATCATCTCCACTACCAAGCTCCGGAGGCTCGTCAATAGGGTAGAAAATTGGATCATCGTGATCAAACCGCATAAGGATGTACTCGAGAACCGTATCAGCGTGTTCTGATTCTTCGTCGTACTTTCTTATAAAGAACTCTTCTGCGCCTGTTAGGCCCATCAGATTTGCTTTCGCTGAGAGGAAGCGGTAGAAGTATGCAGAATATTTCTCCATATTGTACCAGGCATAGAATGCCTCGACTCCACTATCAGCAGTGCTGCTTTCGACAGCTTCGCTGTCTGCTTCTTCGCTCCCTATAGGAGCAAATTCTGGTTGTTCGCCTGCTTCGAAATCTTCGCGAGACATGGTTGCCATCTCTGGCGGGGGCATACCTGCGTCTGTCGTAGTCAGGTCGTCTAGCTCATTGAGATCAGCCATTGCAATCTCCTCTTCTCTTAGTTAGTCTACCTAGAGGAGACGGTAGGGCGGGAGAAATGCCTCTCCCGCCCCAAATCACCTTTTTAGCTACACTTACTCCATCCGCAAGAAGGGCAAGTAGGACAACCGCTTACCACGTTTAGCTTTTCATGGCCGCAAGATGGGCACCTTTCCTGAAGTTCGAAATTCTCTCCCTCCTTGATGTAATGCTTAAGAACGCGGCTAACAGCTTTCTCAAATCCTAGGAATTCCTTAGATCGCTGAAGCTGATCAATGACAAACTGTAGAGGTACCCCGTGCCTGAGAGACATAGAGATCATACGTGCTAAGGAGCCCCAAGTGCCATTAAAGTTTTTAGATAGCCCCTCTACGAGAATCTCTCCATGAGGGCCGATCAGGTTATACTCACCCTTACCCTTTTTAGAAATATGTCCAGTCTTATGAGAACCTAGATTATGTCCATTCTGCTCATCTACGAAGATCTCGTAAAGTGATCCATTTAGAAGACCAGCTAGGACGATGAAGTCCTGGTTATTAGCATGAACATAATGTATATCACAAGGAAGGCTATCTGGACGATGTGGTGCATCGGATCGAACAATAAAGGATGAAGTTTCGGCCGGAGCCGGAGCAGCTGTCGGTGCCTCAAGAACACCCTTCATACTACCATCCGGATTAAACGTAGTGAGTCCTTTGAGTCCCTTCTTGTATGCATACTTAAACAGGTCCTGATACTGCTCGAACGTGTATCCCTTCGGCAAGTTGATCGTCTTAGAAATCGAGTGATCAATGTACTGCTGAAGGGCGGCCTGGACATCGACTGCAGCATAAGGACTAATCTCCGTTGTTGTTACAAAGTAGCGAGGCTTCTCTGTCTCTTCCGGATGCAGTTCCTTCCACTTTAGCCATGCGTAATCCCGAACGGTCTCTTTCTTGGTCTCGTCACCTTTTCCGGTACGAACATTACGATCATATTCAAGAGCGAAGATAGGTTCGATACCAGAAGAGCAATTATTACCTACCGTCAAAGATATTGTACCGGTTGGAGCAGCGGTGTTAAGCCCGATGTTGCGAAGACCATATCGAGAGATATCTCGACGAAGATCTGCTGGAAGCTTGGTGATAAATGAACCTGCGAGAAGACGTGGGTCAGGCTTCTTACTCAAGAAATTCCGGCGTAGAGCAGGAGCCATTCCCTTCTCTTTAGCCAATTCTATAGAAGCGCGATACGATTCGTCGCGAAGAGACTGGCCGAATAGATTGCAGAACTGGATACTAGCATCTCCTCCGTACTCGAGGCCGAGCATTGCAAGAGCGTCACCTAGCCCCGTGAATCCAAGACCAACGCGTCTCCACTGCTTGGAGAACTTTTCAATCTTATCTAGCGGGTATTGCGTAGCATCAAGAACGTTATCTAGAGCACGAATTGCAACCTTTACCACCTCTGCCATCTTCTTGAAATCAAAACGAGCCTGAGGAGTGAAGGGATCAATAATGAACATAACGAGATTGAGAGAACCTAAGCAACACAACGAATACGCGGGCATCGGAATTTCCAAATGTTAATGCTAAGCTCTTTATCTTAGCTCTCCGGCTTTCGCCGGAGTATCGGACTATATCTTCATCACTTTCGTGAGCAAGGCGCTCGTGTCAGCATTACTGCCCGGTCTGGGCTCGGCTGTTAGTCTCTGAACCTTCAGGAAGATTCCTCTTCCTGCTTGGCTGCTGATTGGCATGACTCTCGTCGAAGCTTTCCAGCAATTCACCTTGTGATTATACTGAGGCGTTAAAATTCACCACAGTTGTGAACAACCATCCCGTTAGCGTAAAAATTGTGAGTTTTATCTACCGTGAGGTCGTACACATCCTCATTCGGAATCGACTGTATTTTCAGCACGTAAAGCCTCCTGTACCTTATATTTCTCAACTGACTTAACCGTTAATCCAAGCGTCTTGGGGATTAAGCCTTGATTCTTATCTTCTTTCACAATAGTATCCATCTCCCTTATTAGCTCGGGGAAACTTAACCCTCGCCGAGCCATAATTTCTACACAAACCTTTTTTAACCTTGACTGATACCTCACATACGCTAAGTGGGGAGGAACAACCTTAGGAGCTATTTCTGCCTTTAGGGTTCGGAGGCATGCATCAGAGCAAGTCTTAGAACGACTTCCCCTTTTCTCAAAAGGAGCACCACATACTACGCAAGTAGTCATACGACGCTCCCGGTAGAAGTCTCTCTTGGCTGCTTCCTGACTTTTTCGAATAGCCCGGAATCTTGCTAGATTTTCTAAGCCAGCAGGTGAGTTTCGAAAACACCTATTAGATTCTTTACACTTCTCCCTGTACGCTTCATCTCGGAACCTTTCTTTAGCTTTCTCCCCTATTTTTCTTTTTGTTACCTCCGAACAAGCTACCCCAAATCTAGGATTATGAGAGCCGCGCATATCTAAACTGGCTGTTTCTGCAATTGATCTAAGAATCCAATCCTCAATGGCATCTTTCAAATTAAGCTGCTTAGCTATTAGATTAAGCTGTTTCTCCCACAATACGGCATACTCTACTCCGGTCTCCCGTATTAGATTTCCATATAAAGCTTCATATTCATCAGCCTCCCTCTTGGTTGATTTTATCTCTACGATGCTTTTTAAGTCCGCGCCATCGTAAATGAAAAAATCAGGTCTATAAGATGCTCCTCCATCGATTTTGTATGTAAAAACTTCTGTATCATACTCGACTCGTTCACTATCTAGCTTCGAAGCAAATATGAACTCAAGCTTTGACCTAAGGAAAACTTTCTTTCCGCTCCACGTTGTATGCCAATTACAATAACCCCTACTTATAGATAAGCTGCCCCCACGTTTGACAAGACCACCCATAGCCACCTCCTGTACGTATGATTAGTGTAGGAAATCGCTATGGGTCGATATTGCCTATGCTTCTTGAATGATCTGGTCTTCAGCAACTAAGTCTTTAGCTTCAACCCAACCTCTCTTCGTTAGTATTCGGTGATCGGGTGTGCATTTAATCGTTTTGCCAGTACTCTCATCTGTAATGAGCAATAACTCAGCATTCTTTCTCGTGAGACCAGCTCCTTGAAGAACATTCCAACTATCCTTCTCAGTTTCCTCATCATAAGATCTTACATAGATCTGCTCCCCTGGTTTTAACTTCCCATAGATATCTACAAGATCGCGGATAGGAATAATACTAACCGGGCCATCTTCAACCCTAAACTCTACTAAAGAATCTCCTGCGACACACGGGTTACATCGATCCATCTTGAACGCCCACCAGCCATTATTGTCGCGCTCTACTGTATCGATAAAGAAGACGCCCGGATCGTTATGAGTGAATGCGTTCTTAGCTAGGGCAAGATAGATCTCTCGAGCCTTTAGAGTCTGGTATACGGTTCCATTGAACTTAAGCTGCCAGTCCTCATCATTCTCTACAGCCTTCATAAACGCGTCCGTAATGCGTACGCTGATATTAAACTGCGAAAGCTTCTTATCCTTGTCGCCTTGTTTAACTGTGATGAACTTGAGAATGTCTGGGTGATCAACATCTAGAAGAGCAATATGAGCTGCCCTGCGGTGCCCACCGGATGAAATCGTCTTTGCAGAAGCATCAAAGACGCGAAGGAAAGAGATAGGGCCAGAAGCCTCTCCTCCGTTCGTAGTCTTAGATCCCTCAGGACGAAGCTTAGATACGTCGAAGCCTACACCACCGCCCATGCGGCTAATCATAGCGTCCTCGTAGACAGCACCATAGATGCCTTCCATGTGGTCTTCTATATCAATCGTAAAGCAGTTATTATAGTTTCGAGATTTGGGATGAGTGTATGTGCGCGCATTAGCCATAATGCGTCCACCAGGAATAAAGTATCCATCGGTCATAATACGCTCAAACGACTCCTGGACTTGAGCGCGAACCTTTGGATGCTCGACTCGAGCAAGCTCTTCTGCAATGTCGTGAAATACCTGATCCGGGTTTGTCTCCCCGTTGATCATATACTTCGATCTGAAGAGCTCCTCGCTAATTGGCTGTAGAAACTTCATATAGGTTAAGCATTCCTCCTAGGATAAGTTAGTGCGATGTTACTTGCGCCGCGACTTTTTAGGAACACGCTTTGCTTCAGGTTCCTCATGATCCACAATGTCATCTGACAGATCCTCCTCTTCCTCATCGGCATCAAAAACTTGAAAACCAATAACATTAGGGGTAGGAATCTCACCACGACGAAGAAGCATATACTCCTTGAAGTAGCTATCAATTGATCCAATTGCAGCTGCAAGCCCTACAAAAGCTCCTGAAACTGCCTCTGGATTAACAGAGGCAACATCGATCAGCTCCTTAGCCTTCGCCAACTGCATTGCCATTTCTTCTAGCAGTGCTTTTTTATTTTTTGCTACAAAGATCTTATCAAGTTCCAGCACTGTCCCTCTCCTTTCTACTAACTGTATACAGATGATGCACGTATGTGTAATATAAGAGGTGCTATTCATGAAACGCATGAAAGAGAATACTATAGCTCAGTTCTTTGTTGATTCAGGTTTTATTCCTCCAAAGGGACGAAACTTGCTTGATTTGGGCTTTGGATTCGACACTGGCGTGGATGCTAATATGGAAATGGATGGATACGACGGTATCCCAGACACCATTCTTGATGTAACAAAGGATCTAGATGATGGATCAGAGCATCCAGCACCGGGTATTTACGCGGACTACTATATGTTCAACGATCCGGGGACTCGAACTGAGCCGGATGGCGGCAGGTCCCCAATTAGCCAGCAAGCTAACCAATTGAATATGGAATACCATAAAAAGGATCTTTCACGCATTGAGTCTGCTTCTGATGTTCATATAGAATCTCTCGAGCAGCCTGCTGGAGAATTCCCTCGGCATGCACAGGTTCGATCTCAGATGGAGCCTTCCGTACTCGGTCCTGAAGAAGTCGTTCTCGAACAGCCTACAATGATTGAAGGTACCGTATACCCTACGGGTACTAGAATTCTAGCAGAAGGTATGGTCGATCTTTCTCAGCTACAAACAACAGAACGAGACAAGCTCTTTGAGAGTGCGGGAGCAAAAACTTGTCCGCTCTGCCACGAGCCCTATGAGGGCGATGCTTGCCCGTGTGTTAAGAACGGGCAGCCTGAAGGTAAGGAGTAATACATGGAAGGTCGATCACAGCAAATCATTAGCAATCTCACTGAAGATGTTCGCGGGAAGTTTCAAGACCAGAACGCATATCTTCAGTCTTTTACTCAACTCATGCAGCAATACGAGTCTGTAGGCTTTGACTTGATTCAGATGAAAATGCAGTACGTTGAGATTGTTAAGCAGTACTCCATGAATAATGATTTTCATCCGACCCCGGGAACCTTTCCAGGTCTCGTTCAGCCTACCCCAAGCTTCTCTTCAGAGAAGATGCAGGCCGATTCTAAACAACTACAGGAAATGGGTGAGGTGATTAACGATCTAGAAGGACAAAAGCAGCTTATCTATAGTCAGATTCGACAAACGCTGGAGGCAATCGTTGTTACAACTACCTCCGCGTCATCTACTATTGATCAGATTTCTATGTTCTTGTCTCAGATGATTGACGATGTCTCGCTGAACGGCACGTACGGGAGTCCTACACTAAAGAATCTTGTTATCTGACATCTATAGATGATAGGTGCAGATGATGCCTGATATGAGTAATAATCTGCTCAGCATTAAACGGTTTTGTAATAAAATCATTAGCCCCGGCTTGATAGGCATTAAAGCGCTCAGCCGGGTCTAATTCTGCTGTAACAATAATAACTGGTAGAGTAGGGTGCGAAGCTCGAATCCTTTTACAGGCTTCAAGTCCATTCATTTGAGGAAGGTTAATGTCTAAGAGGACTATGTCAGGGCTCTCTAGCTCCACTAGGGATAGGCAGTCTTCAGCATTGTAAGCTACAATGAGCTTAAACTGAGGGCGTCGCGAAATAACATGCTTAAGATAGTCAACGACAGACACGCTGTCATCAACTACTAAAACTTTATAGACTCCTGCTTCTGGCATTGAAAAACCTCTTGAAAACCCGCTTCTTAATTAGTCCTCTCACGCTAGAACATCCTCAGCTACAAGGTCTCGTGCCTGAACAGATCCTCTATTTTTAGTCTTAACGAACTCACCACCAAAGAAGGTCTTAGATACTCCTGTATCGTCTACAATCTCGACGATATCTAGATCGAAGTCTCGACCCTCAGCAAATACGCCATAACCAGTACGAGAGTGCATATCCCCACCCATCTTAGGATCAAGATAGACATTATAGAGATTGTTATCTCGACCCTCTGGATTCAAGTTCGTGTCAATCGCTGCAAGACGGATCTGAAGCGATGCATAGTCTAGCGTGCAGAGGTAATACTCCTTTGGGTCTGGTGTGGTAATACACATCTTAACCTTTTCTGCAAGGTCACCGTGAGCAGGAATGTTTTGCATGTTCGGAGAGTCACAGCGACAGCGACCGGACTCAGTACGCATTACATTGTACGTAGGATGCATTCTCCAGCTTGAGTCTTCATCGTGTCTACGAACATACTGCTCCCAGCCCTTCTCGGCCTCTTCCTCAGGACTGATGAACGTCTTAAGAAGTACTCGAAGAGAGCGGAGCCTTTGGAGCTTAGCAATCTCCGTGTGCCCCTTTTGCTTCCAACGCTCGAGTTCTGCATCGGCAGTCTTGTAAACCCCGCTCTCACCACGACCGATATCCTCGTAGCCAAGACGCTCGAGAAGTTCTCCGAGAGCCTTAGACGAGCCAAAGTTGAAGTTAGCATCAACGCCCCAAACCGTTCCTAACTCATTCTCGATCTCGGAGATCTCAGCAAGAATAGCTGCTCGAGATGTAGCAAGAGCTTCTCTATCAACATAGACACCCTTGTACTCGATCTTAGCAAAGGCATTGACAGCTGGCATCATAACTTCGCGATAGTAGCGAGCCATCGTCCACGTCGGATCTTTCTCGTTGGGGTATGTCTTGTCTACCCAAGCAAGCTGTTCGAGGAGAGCCATATACGTGAGATAGGTAACGACCGCGTCCATAGTCGCGTAAGGAAAGAGAATGTGCTCAGGAATAAGAGTGAAGTCCGTGATGCCAGTCTTCTCGCGATAGCGATCAAGATCTCTATCATATCCGCCGAAACACGTGTAATAGAAGGCGTGAGACTTTAGACCGTTAAATCTCTGCTCATTCATGAGATGACCGAGCTGAACAGTATCGTCGTCAATACGAGCTGCTGGGATGCCGTTACGCCAGAGGAAGCGCACGTCGAACTTTAGGTTAGCTCCGACCTGCGTGTCACAAGTCATAAGCATCTCGTTAAGCAGCCTTTTGTCTACATTCTTCCAAAGAACGAAGTATCCAGTTTTTCCATCAAACGAGAATGTGATGCATCCGATACGATCCCTAACAAAGTCAAGACCGCTCGTCTCCAAGTCCCATGCAATAACCTTTTCATTCATGTGCTGCTTCGCAAAGACTTTGAAGTCCTCAAGAGTTTCAAGCTTCACCAGCTCTGGCTTGAAAACTTCTATTTTATGCCTGCGGGTCATTACCTGCTTGAACTGGTACTCAGCGAAATGTGTCTTATAAGTATCTGCAGGACCTGGATTCTCTACATGATACATTCCGTCTGTATTCTTAGCCTGAACAGCCGCAAAGATATCCTGGAAGGAGTCAATTGGGAACACCCAATTACTAGCATCAGGGCTCCAGAAACAGCTCTTATTAAAGATCACGTCGTAAAAGAAAGCAGTCTGCAAATCGGAGCTCTGGTTAATAGCGTAGAGCGCTGCTCCCACAGCTACGATGCCTGTAGCTCCCTCAGCGTACTGCTTCCACTTAGATTGATTGATGCGATAGAACTTTGAAATCTCTCCCTTGAGGTCTTCTTTCGGGATGATACAATTTAGAGCATTTACAGCCCTAAAGTTTCGAATACCGTTTCTCTCGAGAAAGATCGTAATCTTCTTAAGCTTATCCGGGTGGTAGAACTCGTCGAGTAGCACGAGAACATATGGACCCTTGTCACTTGTATGATCTATCTGAACTATATCTTGAATAAGTTCAGCAGCGAGACTCTTTTTTGTAGAGGCAACATTCAAGCCTCCAAATGCGAAACTTCCCATTTATGCACTCCCTACGTATCTTTATAGTATACAATGACTCTAATCAAGACCTAAAAAGATCTTCCACCAGATCCATCGAAAGAAGCTCACAGTTCCAGTGCCCTTGCAATGAGGGCAGTATACAACTTGTTTGAAATTGCCGTATCTCGCGAGCACCTCTGGCTCATCTTTACACATAGGACACTTCATAATTGTAATATCAAGCCTAAACTCGTAAGGAGAAACTTCTTATCAGTTCCCCACGTCCTCAGTATCTGAGAAAGTGCGGCGGTATATAAGCATACTAATTATCTATAAAAATAAGAATTTTAGCCTTGCCACTCTAAGGAGACATCGCGTGGACGCTACCAAGCCTGAGATTGAATTTGATGAGAACGGTCTTCCGAAGGGAGCCATTGCTCCTCCAATTCAAAACTTCTTCTTCCTCATCTTCTATAGCAATCCACAGCTAGGTAGGGTGTACATTTACGTAGACGGTGATGAGCATCGCATTATGTTGAATCATGAACGCTTTATAGACCTTATCATTTCACTAGCCGGGTATTCAGCACTTCCCTATATTCATGAAGCTCTTTCTACGTATGGAACATTTTGGATGTTCGATCGAGAGAATAACAGAGTACAGCGAGTTGTAATTCGCGGTAACGATGATATCCGAACTATCCAAGGACAGATTCAGAAAGCGCTTAAGCGAGAGACAACACCGCAGAACAATCCAATCAATCCTGCCGAACACCTCGCCTATACCCCTGTAGACCTCTCTACTCCGCAGAAGAAGAATCCATTCGAGAGAGATGCGGACCTGGAACCTGATAAGCCCCTATCTGTAACAATTAAGAAGAAGTAGCAGGTATATTAAGGGTCTCTAGGAGACTTTATATGTCAACCACTACAGCGTTTCGTTTCTCCCCGCCTACTAGGAGTTCCAAAATGGACGACATCCGCTCGATAATGAACAACCCGATGAAGAAGCGAGAGCTTGCAAGTCAGGTTGTTCAATCTCTTAAGTTAAAAGTGAAGACACGAAATCTGGCTACTGCAGATGAGTGGCAATGTACCTGCCCGTTCCACACAGACAAGACCCCGTCGATGTATATAGCTCCGGAGAAGTTCGTCTACCATTGCTTCAGCTGTCAAGCTCAAGGTTCTCTTTCGTCTCTGTATTACACGATGACAGGGCGCTCCTTCTATAAAGACTACAATATTGTGAACGACGAGTTCACAGCTTTCTCATTCGACACGTCACCCTATGAAGCAACAGACAACTCTAAACTCCCTGCTGATCTCTACGTCCGAGACATCCAAGGAGAAATCGTAGATGCCGATAAGCATCCGACCTCTATCAAATATCTTCGAAGTCGAGGAATTCCATTTGACATTGCTCGCAGTATGAAGATGGGTTTTATGAAGCAGGGCGTAATTAACGGAGTTCGGGGAAAGGATGGTAATCTCTATCCGGTCTGGTATAACCGCTTAACCATTCCCATCTATGAGGGAGGGGTAATGCTATCAATGGAGGGTAGAGATGCTGTCGGTGGTCAGGACTCTAAAGTACTCTATGCGCGAAATACAACCGTGCAAACTCTCTATGACATAGACGTGCTAAATAAAGAGGAACCTTTGTACGTTGTCGAAGGTCTGACTAAGCTGGCTGTATTAAGGACAGATCCATTCTTTAAGAATAGCACAGCGACCTTCGGAGCCGGATTGAATGCTCGACAGTTGTACTTACTGAGTCAGTTTGATCAGGTTATTATGATTCCGGACGCTGACGATGCGGGTATGCGGTCTATTCGTCGGTTGAAAGAAAACATGGATCACGAATTTAAGATTCTCGAGCTTCCAAAACTCGGCATTAAAGACGTTGGAGATATCCCTCAGAAACTGCACACGACTGTTGTAGATCTTCGCCGTAGAGGATGGGGTAGAACTCTTAAGTCTAGTTTGTCTTTAGTTTTCTACTAACTGTATATCAAATGCCAAATGCAAGGAGAGGTACTATGGCAGCAATGATCGACAAAGATGCTCTTATCAACGAGCTCGAAGCAGCCTGGGAAGAGGAACAGAAGGCTGGAGCATTAAAGTCTCAGGCAAAGGTGATCATGGATGCCGTCAAGGAGCGCCTTGATGGATATGCAGAAGAAGTTGAAGTTAATAAAAAGTTTATGACCGAAGCCTACGCGCGCTTCAAGAAACTCGAACAGAAAAAACTCAAGGCTTCCGATGAAGACTACTACGCACTACTAGAGGCAGTTGACGAGCACTTCATTGAGGAAGAAGAGAAGGAAGGAAAGGATGCTAATCCCTGATGAGGAAGACGTTGGTGACGTATCTAGCTTTACGAAACCACCGGTAAACGTAGAGCGTTATATCAGCGACGTCAATCCGAAATACGGAGAGGAGATCGCTGAAAAGCTTCGCCCCTGGGTCGTGAAGATCGCTCAGATCGACGGCGACCGTATTATTAAGAATCTTGTGAAGCTCGGCCGACAAATAAGCAACGTTACCGGGGATGCTATTATGGAAAGGGTTCGAGAGAACCTAGTTAGCCAACTTCCTCCCGACGTTGATAGATCTGATCTTGAGGAGTACCTCCAAGAAGAGGGAGCCGGCGAGATTGGTGAGTTTTTCGATAATGATTACTATGAGGCAGTTACAGACTGCTGCTACTTTTACATTGGTGCGTTAATGCAGTATCTTAAAGGTATGCAGATGGGAATTGCATACGGACTCGACTACGGCTTTCCCGCTCCATTATCTGATACAATTCGTGAAGATGGAAACTACCCTGATCCCCCTGAGGGCTCGCTTCCCCAATAACCTATACTAACCTAGAGAGGAGCCAGAATATGCTTCATACGAAAATTGATAGTGAGAGATACAAGGCAGAATTTATTAAGAAGCTGAGCAACTTCTGCGAGAAGTCTCCAGTTCTTCTTTCTTTTGTTACCGCAGATGAAGGCGTAACAATCATTCATGCGAACACAGGTGCCCGATATGAGTTCCCCTGGGACTTTACTAAGCCTGTCAAATCCTTTATCCATGAGATTAAGGATGTGCTCGTTGCACGGCATTACCCTCGAATGCTGGAACACATTACATCCGAAGTGCAGCTCACTCCTGAGGAGCAGGCTGTTCTCCTGGAAGAAGGAACCGAACCCGACAAAATTCCATCTACCCGAAGCGTCGTTACTGACCGTACGTGGCGGATCGATCGTGTTATTGTTTGGCGCGATATCTTCATTCTCGTAGATGAAGATACGAACGAACAGTATCGCTATAAGCTTAACAAGTCTTGCGTATTCTTCTTGAAGAATTATCGTTCAGGGAAGTTTACGCTCGAAAGCGCTTGGGATTATTTTTCCAAGAACGCAGTTCTGCTTAATAAAATCGAACCGAAACTTGAAGGGGAGACTGAGGTTGAGGCGGGATAAAAACGACGCACGTTGGCAAGCGGTCAAGGAAGAAGTACGAAGTCGAGATCAATCTAAGGATCGTATCTACCGAGTGCTCACAATGAAAGAGGCGCTCCTCCTTAAGAAGAAAGCGCCTCGGTGCCAACTAGAGAAGTTAGATGCTGCTCACATATGGCCTGTATCGATTTATCCGGATCTGATGTACGACAAAAACAACATCGTCCTTCTAAATCGATACAGCCATGAGAACCTAGATAATCTACGTCACCCGATTACAGGAGAGTCCCTTACCTACGAGGAGCGACAAGCGTGGTGGGAAAGGATCGCCGGTGTTCAGTGGCAGAAACTTCTCAATAGGTTGGACGGAGATTCTTAAGCTGATTCGATAGCGTGTTCAAGTTGCTGCTTCATCACGCCGAGAATCTTGTTGTACTTCCACGGAGACATATCTAACTCTCCACAGATGTTTCTAATAGATTCACCTTTTTCGCGCATCGTAAAGATGCGCTTTTCTATCTCTCCCCACACCTCTTCCTTGCAGTATGTGAGACCGGTCCAAAAGCGCCTCCGAGTATCGTCCTCGATAAAGGCCTCTTCAGCTGAAGAGACGGTTCCAGCATCGACGATATCGGAAAGGAGAACAGTTCGATCTCCATCCGTGCCGGAAGCCTCTGGCACCTCGAGAGGAGTCTCCGCGTGATACTTCTGAATGATTCGCTTGGCGAATGTCTTGCGCTGGTTGGATAAGTAGAACCCAAAGTAACCAAGGAACTTCCAGTTGTTGTTCTGGATCTTGGTTATGTCAATTGCGTTGAGAGCCTTCGTGAAAGAGACGTAACTCTCGCTGTAGAAGTCTTCCTTAACATCTTGTACGAGATGAGACGCGTTCAAAGCTCTCGAGAGCGCGTGCCAGTGCTTGTGAACAAAATTCGTGTAACGACAATACAGTGCATACGTTAGATCCGCAGCGTACTTCGTCCCGGGGGCACTCTTAATCGCAGTTACGACCTGTCGATCGGAGAGTGTTGCATATGCAGAGATACCTTTAGCCATGTAACCTCCTGGGCTATAATAGTATATCTAAATGATACTGGAACTAGCAAAGTTTGTGCAGTATATTGTAGAGGAATCGGTATATATTTGCAAGGAGAAGGAGCTAATATGAAGATGGTTACCGCGATCCCGCAGACGAGCCTGGAGAGGCTGTCAAAGAATTCGAGAATGTTCTCGTATCTCATGACGTCCTTCACCAAGACGTACGGGGTGATACAAGATGATAAAATGTCTCTATACTTTAAGGGTAACAAGTCTGTTGTCTCGCTTGCTCTGCCTTTAGAAGCACCAGTAGCAGAGTCGGTTTACTTTTCAATTGATATCAATAAGTTTCTCAGTGCGGCAAAGAAGATCGGCGATGCGATGCCTCTTAAGCTGTCGATTAACACCGCCCCGCCGCAGATCTTGATGACATCAGATGCAACGAATGATAAGATATCATTTAGTGCTACTTTCTACGAGGCAGATTCTCCAGAAATCGCTCCGCTTCTCTCCTTTTACGCCGACAAGGACCCAAACTTCCAGGGCGGAGAGGGGTTCACAGCAAGCTCCGCCTTCCTTGACTTTAATCATATCGCGTCCACGTACATGGGAACGATCAATAAGAATAACTCGATCGCTCTCTTCCAGGATAAGCTGGTGTATGCTGACCGTACCGTTGTCGTTAGTATGAAGGAGCCGGTGTGGCAGCAGAGCCTCGGCACAGATGAAGACGAGCATCGGCTTCTACACAAGTTTGTTCTCGGCTTCGTGGACTTCGTAGCCCAGGACAGCCCGAACTTCACGCTATCTAAGGATAAGAATCTTATTCGTTGGCAGTCAGCTCAGACCCAGCCTTCTGGGCAATCCTAGCTATCGATCCCTGTACGATCTCTATCCCGGGTCAGGATGACCTCACCGCTATCACTCCTGAGGATAGCCACGTCCAGTCCATTTTCGTCAAGCCATCTCGCCTTGCTGAAGCTATTGATTTCTTTTCCGGGCTCTTCGAAGCTTCCGTCTGGAAGCCAATCACGTTTACCTGGTCTGTAGATGCGGCTACTGCTGCCGAGAAGATGGTGCTCTCTTATCATCACCCCTCTACTGAGGTAGAAAAGGAGCTTACGCTAGAACCTGGCTCGGCCTCCAGCCCATCCGCGATTCCGAATGCTGAGTTCACTCTCATTAGCGACTCCTTGAGAATCCTTCTTAACAGGATGCTCGATACTGGTCTTCTTGAGATCAGGTTCAACGATCTTGATTCCGATGTTGTACATGGAGCAGGCATCCAACTTAAGTACACGGACCAGGCTGGTAATGTAGTTTATGATGCAGTTCTAGCTAAGCTCCAGGATGCGTAATGAATGACTCTAGCGACACTAATCATTAAAGAGAGTGCCGTAGAGACGATGGTGCGGGAGTATCCTGATCTCTTTCAGGACTCCCGCATCCATATCCTTACGTGGCCGGACGCTCAATTCAACACCCAGCTGGCAATCGAGCAAATAAGGAAAGAACAAGATGGCAAAACAAAAGCCTGAAACAGAGATACGCCTATCAGAACTACAGGAGATTTATCTCACTACAAGAGATCCTGAAGCGTGGAGAGAGATGTTTGATACAATGATCAAGTATGCTCGATCGCTTACGCTAAAGGTGAATAGAGGAAAGGTATACCTCGACCCTGAGCACGTTTTAGCTGTCGCTACTGATAGTGCTATTAAGATTATGGAAAGGTATAATCAGCCGAACTTTAGAATTGAACATTCATTTGGTGGTCTTCTTCGTTGGAAGGTTCTCGAATCTCTATACGGTAACTGGGAAGAAGAGTCGCACATGTCTCTCAACGCTATCGTTGGAGATGATTCTGGCAATAAAACAGAGCTAGGTGATCTACAAGATAAGATGAATCTTCATCCCCTCAGTCCTGCCTTCTCTGTTGAGATGGATGAATCTCAGTTTGAAAATATTATAGATAACGTTCGTGATATTATTGAAGAATTCGACTACGCTGTAGATTCATATCGTCTATCTATCCTCGCTCGTTTATATATCCTTCTTACATTCCGAAAATCAAAGGTACGCCAATCTATTGCATCTTTTAAGCAGTATGCAAGCCTTAACATAAAAGAAGAGCAGGCCTTAGACCTGCTCCTTCTCGAAATTCGAAATAGGCTCTGCCTCGTTAGTTAAACATCTAACTTAGCCTTTACAGCCTTATAGCTCGGATGCATAACCATTTTAATGGGATCGTATCCGAGCTTTTCTATGGTCTCCTTCCATTTCTCTTCTTGCTCAATCTGCTTTTGAGACTTCTTACCACCACCGGCAATCGCGTTACCGATCTTAGCAATATCCTTCACGATACCTACAATATCTCCTACCCCTGTCCCAGAACCTATGTCTTTTAGAAGAATGCGGTCAGCCTCCGGAATAGCTTCCCAGATACCCTTGAAGTACTCAGCGATTCCTTTATTAGGGCGGTCCTTTGTAGTGAGTACCTGATTGCGCATCTTCTCTCCATTTGGACCGGAGAACTGATGCAAGGCGATAATAAGCTGGACAGTAAAGTAATCTGCACTTTCAAGCGTGCCCTTAAACACCGGGCCTTCTTCTTTTTTAAGATCAGCAGGGTCTTCTTTTTTAGCTGTTGCAATAATAGTCTGATTGAGGCAGTCTGCGCCGATCTGTATCGCCGCAGCGACTAGCTGGGTATCACACCGGTCTACATCCGAAGAGTTCATCTTAAGTACAGGGACGCGCCCGCCATCTAGCTGATTAAACGCTACAGATGAGTTGAATAGGTTGGTAACATTCTGAAGCTGACTTGCTGGAGAAAAACCAATAACTCCTCCGACGGGCAGCTGTGCAGTAAAATCTTGAATCTGCTTTACAGCCGAGACACTATGATTACCAGGTATAAAGGTTTCGTACGTGCTTGTAAGTGGAGGGTTTACACGAGAAGGGCTGACACCCTGGTTATCATATAGCCCTGCATAACCATCTCCGTCTGCCAGAAGATTGATGCGTGTACCAGCAGCGAGTGGGTTGGTTCCCCCACTCTCCGGGCGTCTTAGAAAGATACGGACGTGAACCTGCTTACCGCCTTTAACCCAGGTTGGATAAAACTTAGGAAGGTTTGTTTTTACAAGCACCTCTGCATTCTTAGCCTGATCCAGTACTTCCTGAATCATCTGAGCATGTCCCTTAACCGGAGGATTGGCATGAAGGGCTCCGACAAGAAGAAGAGCAGCGCCCGGAGCGGGTGCAGGGACGGGGGATGGAGCTGCTGCAGGTGCAGCTACCGGTCCAGCTTCGCGAAGAAGTTCCTTATCAGCTCGAGCCTTTGCAAATTCCGTCAATGGCATGGGCGTAGGGATCGACTCAGCAAAAGCCTGCACTTCGTTGAACGTATAGTATGATTTGATCAGCCGCTCGGTTTCTGTTAGTTTATCGACGGATGCTAATACAAGAAGCTTCTCGTATCCCTCGTCAAAGGCGAGCTGAGCAGCAGTAAGAAGCTGAATCTCGGTTCGGTAGTTTTCATAAATATGAAAATCGAAGCCTGTTTCCTTGGCTAAGGCTTCAACTTGGCGACTGAGGAGTGCGCTGTTACGAGGATTGAATGCAATAATGCATCCATTGAGAGAAGAATCTTCCTCTAGTACCCCGTGCTTGTAAAGCCACGTTGTATCATATCCCATAGCCTGTACTCCTTAATACCCAGTTAGTCCTATACCTCATAAACTTGAGTAATCTTGGAAAGCGCGTCCGTGTTGGTTGCATATGAGCATTGAAGACGAGTCGGGAAGGTATAAGAACCTCTCTCTGCTCGAATCTGAACTCGTATCTGAGATAGCCCTGCTGATCGCATCAGGATATCTAGCTGGGAACGAGCGTGCCCAGGGAACTGAACCTTGACGAGCTCGAGGTTCTTAAGTAAGAAGTTTCGAACCTTAGTACCCATCCAGTATGCGTGATTATCGTGGACCATGAGGTAGTCGCCACCTATGGCGTTAGCTATGAACTGAGTTATAGCTTTTTGATTTACAGCAAGGTCGTATCGAACATCCACCTCTTCTCGTTCATCGAGAGTATTCTCTTGAAGCTCTGCCATACCGCGTTCAATGTTTATTCTGCGATTCTCTCCTGCTATGTAGAAGCCTCTCATAATGTGCTTAACCTCGATTTCTGCGAAGCCAAGAGCATACAAAATATTCTGAACTGTTCCTTCCCACTTACTCTTGCCGCCTAACCCTGCGTTTATGAATGCTACCGTAGGACCAGACTTAACTGACACGTTGATGAACGTACCATCCTTAAAATTAACCCTAGCATCAGCTAGTGCATACCCGATACCCGCCCAGTCCCCGGGTTTTACATTTGCAGGCAGTGCTACGAGTATTGGAGGATTAGCTGTCAGAAGGTCTTGACGAATCGGCCGCCTGACATTTAGAGCTCCTGTTCCTGCGATCGAGGCCACGTCCATAAAAGAGAGATCATATCGATCGGGTAGGAATTTACTAAGAAGGGTATTCAGCGTACCTAGATTTTTTGTTTTATGCGCTTTTAGTTCCTGCTGAGCTTCTACAACGAGAGTATCCTCGAAAATCTGACCCCGATTCTTTACATCGAACTTGAATTCGAGCTTGTATCCGTGGAAAAGAATGTCTCGTCGATTAGCTAACACAGCTTCTGGCTTGTACTTTGCGAGAAAGGATCGTAGAGCGTCTTGACGAGCGTCTTGTCCTCCATCTACTAGAACTCTCCAGTGCGTAGAGCTAACCTGCCTCTGCACTGAAAGATTCTCTCTCTCTAAAAGAGCCTTGAGATCTTCAGGGGACATTGTTACGGCGGCTGCGCCGGCTCGCTCGGTAAGCTTTGGCGGCGCCCGTCGAGCGAAGTTCTTTCGACTAAAGCCTAACCTATCGACGAGTTTGATAATGCTACCCTCTATATCTGAAACAGCGAAGCCTTCGTTGTTTGTGATCTTGAGAGTACCGTCCTCTTCACGGTCAAATGGAACGAGCTTTGATAGATTGTTAAGCTTCTTGATTAAGAAGTTCTTAATACGCACAATACTATGCTGAAGCTCGAATAAAGCAATGAAGTTATCCCGGTTCGTTACCCCGAAGAAATCTACTATAGCATCTCTGCGCTCTAAAACGCCTGCTCTTCCCTTATCTGTTTTCTTGGTTTCAGCATCAGCTGTATATTTTGCCTGAACCCATTTGATTAAGTTATCGACATACCCTTCAGTGAATTGAGTCTCCCCAGAGGATGTTCTAATAGCTTGATTTTCGTAAGTATTAAGAATATCAGCATACGTGTTATTCAGGGAGACCTCTTCAATAAAGTCTCTAATTGAATCAAACATTTCCTTAGCAGAGGAGAGAATACTTGCAACGCTCGAAGTCTCTTCAGCTGTCAGGGTGACCGAGCCTGCAATTGAGGGCATATTCGCATCGATAATAAAAGCATCCGGGAGCTGGTTCAGCTGGCTAGCATCGATGTCAAAGGATGCAGTACTCTCAGCAGTCTTCAGATCATCTCCGCTATATCGCGTATGTAGCGCAATACCAACCCGGGAGTCCATGATCTTGTGACCGATCTCCGAATCGATAGGAGCAGCGTATACAATAGTATTTGGTTGGAAGGTAACGTAATCGGTGCCACCTATATTATGAACCTTCAGATCTTCTTCAGTGAAAAGAAAGTCGCCCTTCCAAACTTCACCAGCAGGAATACCTAATCGAGGAATAACAGAGAGAGCTACCTTAAGTTTATTAGCCAGATCTGGAATCTCACCATATTTAGCGTCAATCTCTTCTGGAGTCTGATAGATTTGAGGAGCTCTAGGGCTGAACGTCATCTTCGTTCCAACAAATGGCCCTGATATCCCCGGATAGCTAGAAGCTAAACAAACTGCCGGGCTACCATCTATCTTTACAGTTGTACGAAGCTGTGCCTTAGGAGTATTACCTTTCAACTCATCGAAGAGAGATTCTAAATACGTAAATATTTTCTCGCCACCGGCAGCACCTTCGTCGTATAGAAGGTCTTCTACGTGAGTAAGGTGAGACGTCTTTGCTTCTATTATATGATGTATCGATTCATCCAGTACAACTGGTCCCGAAATGGGTACTTTCTGATTTTCGGAGAACCCTCGGATGTACTCATCTATATGAGCTCGGATTTCAGGAGAATACCTCTGTTTGATTTTCGCCCAGATGTGTTCGCAGGTATCTTTTAGCTCGTCGGGAGACCAGTGTTCGCTAGATGTCATACTGATCATTTCGCAGAAGAACATCGGGTCCTGGTGGTATCCCTCTTCTGCTCGGTCTGACTTAAACTCTTCTACACCCTTCTTGTTAACAACGTTCTTGCCAGCCTTCTGAAAGACGCCGCGATTAGGAGCCATGCTATAAAAGTATGTCAGCCCATCTTCGCGAACTTCCTCTGTAGCGCAGCGAAGAAGCGCGTAGAGCGTTCCGGTTCGATTAAGGGGCTTATACTGAGTTTCATTCTCAAAAGGAGCGTAGTATACAAAAGTTAGCCAATCTATAGCTCCTGGTGGTCCGACCATAAGATCAACCTGGACAAATTCTTCGGTTGGGCCACTCTCGTCATACTGCGGGAACTTGGTATTGAGCTCTCCTAGTCCCTTAGCAACAATATGCTCGATGCCAAGGGACTTGAGCGCTGTGGAGATCTCTTCGAGTGTGAGAGAGGTCTCGACGGCTAGATCAATATCTCCGTTCGTAGCTTTCTTACCGGTGCTACCGACGGGTTCATACTTATCATATGGAATAGCTGAGAGAACTTGCTCGACATATGCATCTATAGTAGGCTGAACACGGTCCCTCGGTATTCGACTACCTCCGATCGCCGCCCCACCTTCGCTGAGTTTTCTTATCATTCGAGAACTCCATTACCAATCAAAATCTATGTAGTCTACCAACCGCTTATCTTTAAGAAAAAGAATGCCTTGTTCATCAGCTACTTCCACGCCAATGAAAAATGGGAGTCCTTCAGGAGCTTCGAATAGTCTGTTAGTAGAGTATATACGGTACATACCTTCAAATGCTAGATATACACTCTGATCAGCTGGATCCTCTACTTCAAGCTCTTCGAAGAAATCCTGAATATCCTCATATCCTTCTCGTGCAAGAAGACTTGATACTGGAGGCTTAGTTATCTCTTTTCGTTTAATCGCCTTCAGCAAATTCTCAAAATGCTGCGGAGGAGAGAAGCTAGAAACATCACCAAAGTCTTCTTCCATTTTAGCGCACCTTTCCTGCTGACTTCTCGCGGAGAGCTCGAATAACTCTCTTTTTCCAAACGTCTGGGTAGAGTACACGATACGCTACGCAGCGCGCGAATAGCCGGAATGTAAACGGAGCATTGATTACGAATGCCTCGCCACCCTTATCAGAGATTCCTTCGTCCTCTGCCTTGACGCAAGCGCGTAGGTAGTGAAGTACTTCAATCTTAAGAGCTCGTCCATTATCCTTCATAGCTAGAAGCTTAGGCTCCTTGTCTACGAGGTGATCAAGGATGGCCTCGATACGATCGAGAATCTCAGCCTTGGAAAGCTTTACCTCGCCGGGCTCTGTTCGGTCCTGAAGGGGCTGTGGAAGGTCTGGTCTATTAGAGATGAAAATGATTCGAGAAGCGAACTGGAACTCAGGAGGAAGCTTAGGCTTGCCGCCGAAACCACCGCCTTCGCCCTCTTCGCCATCATCTTAATTGTAGCGGGGTCGATAAGCTGGGTCCACGTGATCAATCCAGTACGTGAACTTTTCATCACGCATGGCGCGTAGATTCTTTTTGCGAAGCATCTCTCTATCAATATCGTCATCAGTCTCTCGAGTATCGAGGACCTCGTCGTCCTCTAGCTCTTCTTCGGAATCCTCTTCTTCTTCCTCGTCATCATCGAACCGAGACTCGTAGAACTGAATATCTTCTTTGAGGTATCGGGCCATATCCGTTTCCTTGTCTTCAAGGGTTCGGATAGATGACTTGGAAACAAAGCGAGGCTGATCGGGATCCATTGCTGCCTTAAGGTAGTTGATTGCGTTAACATCATTCAGGACGCCATCGTTATCATCGAAGATGATTACCCAACCATCGCGATACTTAAAGAGCAGGTGATAGAGAGCGGCTGCAGTTGTAGATCCCTTGAGGAGTTTCCAGCGCTCAAGCTTAGGATCAGATGCGCAAATATCCTCTACTGTCCTTACGATCGAGTAGGACTTGCCAACACCACCTGTTCCATAGATGAATCCATGGTGAGGAGCCATTGTTTCACGAGAAGCGATTTTAGAAGCAACATCGATCAGGTTTCGGAAGGTGTCTTCTACGTGGGAAGATCCCGTGGATTCAATGTCGCTGGCAATTTCTTGAGAGCTCTTCGAAAGCTCCCTCGGCGGTTCATTGGCTGCTGGTGTAGCTGCTGTAGAGGTCTGAGCTCTAGCTAGCATTCGCTTGAATGTCTCCGGCCAAGCGGCTTCGATTCCCTTCTTTTGGGCCCAGTCTTTATGATCCTGGTACGCAGCTTTGATATCCTTCTTAAGGGCTTTGGGATTCTCGCGGAAGAAGGTTTCCAGCTCGCCACGAGACTCGCGGAATGTTCGGCCCTTCCAGACCTTAGCTTCTTTTAGGAAGTCCGGGATTCCGGTATCCGTGCCACCCTCGAATTCTGGCTCGTCCTGCATTAGCTCGTCGAAGGTAGACACACCATCATACGCGCTGCGATAATCATTCAGAACTGCGTTAACAAGTTCACTATCATCACTATCAGGATGAACAGGCAAAGTTTCGACGCGATTCGGACCACCGCCCTCTTCTGCTTCCAGGAGCGCCTCGAGCTGGTCAATAGAATAGTTCTCAAGCATCTCCTCCTTAGGAGCCTTGTTCATATACTCATCTTCTATAAAATCGAGATCCCGCTCACCGTCTTTTGAATGATCTCTATTAGCCGCGGCGTGCTTAGATATCGGACCCTTAGCTTCCTTTTCGTCGGCGCGAGGATTGATATTCGATTCTTGACTAAGATCCACTGCATTGAATGGAGGTCTAAATGGAGCCTGGTAGAGATCCTTAGAGCCACGAGTAATCATCTGCTGCTCTTCTGCGACCTCTACTGGGTCTCGCGGAATATAGAGTCCATCTGGATCGAGAATCTTAGGATCGATCTCAGAAACAGGGCTAATACCTGGCTTCAATTCTGCCATGAAAGTCTCCTTTAAGGACGTGTAGTTCTACCATAGTTAGTCACAGAAGATGAAAACAATAAAAAAGGGCAGCGTTATGCTGCCCTTCTGTTAGATGCGAAGCTATTAACCTAGCTGGCCGTTCTCAAGAAGCTTCTTGAAATTGAGTTCTCGGCGCTCAATGTAGTGATCAACATGCTTCTGGTCCCAGCTCTCCTCGACACCCTCAGGAAGGTTCTTCGGGAGCTTGTCAGGCATCTTTCCGCCGTAGCTAAGATCGCGAGCCTTCCAGACGTGGGCCGGCTTGATGGAGCTTGTTGCACCACTGTTGCCGGGCATAGAAGCGTCAGCTCCGCCGATCTTTACACCAGCCTGCTGAATCTGATCCTTGCTAGCTGTGCCATAAGCGGTAGCCTGAGCTCCGCCCATTGCACCTGCTGTATCAAGGGCGGACTTCACGAAACCCTGAACGTCTGTGGTAGCAGCGTTCTCAGCATCGTAAGAAGCCTCCTGCATAGCATCGGAGCGGATCTTCTTGAGTGCCTCGCGGCGAGCAAGAGCGCGAGCTCTGGCCTCTTCGATCATCTTATCAGTGCTGTCGCACTCGCAAGGCTCCTTACCACACTTCGGGCAACTGGCGCTTTCCTTCTTCTTCTCAAAGGGCTTTGCCTTGCCATCAGCCTTCTTGTCGTCCTTCTTCTCCTTGTCCTTCTCAGCCTTCTTCTTCTCGAGAAGAGCCTTGATGCGAGCAACGCGCTCGGCCTTTGCGGATTCTGGGAGCATACCAGAACCAGCAGCCCCGGCTGTTTCTGCAGGAATATCAGCTCCGACTTCTGCACCGGTAGGAGCAGCAGGAGCGACGCCAGCCATCTGAGCTAGGCTCTGAGCGGCTGCGGCGATATTCTGAATCTCTGCAGTGATCTCGGGCGGTAGATTTGCTCCGAGAGCCCCGTCCATTCCAGGCATTCCGCCAGGAGCAGTAGCTGCGCCGGCTGGCGGAGCCATCGGGGTAGCGGGAGCCATTTCGCCCTCCTCGTTGAGAGCTTTGAGGGACGTGCGAACCTTGGAAATTCGCTCCTTAAGAGCCTTGGCCTGCTCACGGATGGCATCTGGCTTCTCAGCGTTGCGCTTCTCAGCGAGCTTCGCCTTAAGAGCCTCTACGCGCTGTCGGCGTTCGGCCTTCCTCTTAAGACGAGCAATCCTCTGCTCCTTGGTCTCTGCCATTGGAGCTGGCTCTCCACCGGCGTCTCCACCGGTCTCGTCTTCTTCCTTGAGTGACTTCGCCTTGGAAGAACCTCGAGTCTCCTTCCACTTGCGATAAGCATCGAGGACCTTCTTCTCTTCCTCGGTTACCTTGAGAACGCCTGAGGGAAGCTTGCCCTCTACGTTCGACTGCTCAGCGGAGTTATTAGCGATGCCAACGACCTCGCCAGACTCCTTGAGCTTCCTCTGCTGGAGAACAGCCTTAGCCTTCTCCTGAGCTCTGCGACGGAATTCCTCTCTGTCGACTGCCATGATTGACCCTCCTAAGGGTCACCTTCGTTGTTCGTGCACGATAGGTGTTAGAGATGTGCTGCGCTTTATGCCGGCGCGCTTGGTTATTGCCTCGCATTTAACTAAGAGGACTGTTGGCTCGCACGGTGAGCCCGAGCATTTGATCCGCATTTTAGTCATTTTCCCACAACTGCCACTAACTGTCTAGCGGCTATTATAATTAGTGACTAGGAGTAGTAAGGTGGAAGTTTGGAAGATCTATCTAGTAACTAATCTGGTTAATGGAAATCGCTATGTAGGGCAAACTAAGAAAGCCGGAGCTGCTCTAGATACCTACTTTGGTAGCGGGTATCACATAAAACACGCTTTGCATTACTATGGAAAAGATAGGTTCAAGAAGCAAATTCTACACGACAATATATTAACAAAGGAAGAAGCAGACAGACTAGAAGAATTTGAAATATCTAGCCTACAACCAGAATACAATATCGCCGCAAAAGCTGGTGGCGGTAATTTAGGAGAAGCCTGGTTAGCAAAGTTACGACAAACAATGCAGACTAAAGAATACCGGGAAGCAATGAGTAAGGCTCAGCTTAATCCTTCGACCAGATTTCAAAAGTCTCAAGCTATGAAGAAAGCAAGAACGCAGAAGATATCTGAATGGAGTTCTTGTAAATTGCAGAAAACCTCTTATGTTGATAGAGATGCTGCTAGAACACAAACGATGTCTACGGCAGAAAAGAAGCGTCAGACTTGGAGAGATCGATCAGAAGAGCAGCAATTAGAGCTTTCTCAACGTCGATCAGCCTTGTCGATAGGTAATAGGAATGGATGTAAAAAGGTTCGGTGTGTTCAAACTGGAGAAGTTTTTTCTAGTATTAAAGAAGCAGCTATTCGATTTGATACCTCTCCTACTAATTTAGGTGCAAGTATTCGGCGAAAAAAGCCTGCTCGATGTGGGGCCTTAAAGGGACTTCAATTCGAATACTTATAAGGAGAGCATATGTCAACCGATCCCTTCTCTATGGAAAACCAGAAGGGAGCACCTATAGCTACTTTTGATCCTAAGTTACTTAATGAATTGCAATATGTTTTAACAGATATACTATCTGGGGATCCCGCAGCGCTCGATTCGCAGGCTATGAAGGGCCTAAATATAGAACAAATCAAGACTGCAATTGATTTTATTCTCTCTGATCCTGACTTAACAGAAGATCAAAAGGGCGATTTGCTTTCGAACAGTTGGCGAGTGAACTACCGCGATCGACCTCCGACTCCAGAAGAATTCCTGACTGAAAAGTACCTAGGACCAATCGCACCTACAATTTATCCTCGCGTTAAAAAGGCATTCGTAGAATACCTCGACCCGACTAAGCCTTATCGTACATGTGTACTTTACCCGCACATCGGTTGGGGTAAAATGTTGTCTTATAAGGAATTAGTGTATACTCCAACAGGTCCCAAGACTGTTAGAACTATTCAAGTCGGAGATATTGTATGTACTCCAAACGGTAGATCGGCTAAAATTACATCTAAGCAAGACTATCCAAAAGAGAAGATGTATAAAATTACATTTGCAGATGGTAGATCCGTGATATCTGGGGGTCCGCATTACTGGAAAGCAGCGAAATCCCGCAACGGGATTGTATGGAACAAAGAATTACAGAAGTATGTTAAACAGAAATCTGAGCCGTGTTGGAAGATTATTACTACTGAAGAAATAATTAAATCTATCAAAGCCAACCCTAAAGATAGGTGGTTTATTCCTCTTACGCAACCAGTGCAACATACTGCAAGGCTTCATAAGATACCTCCGTACTCATTAGGAGCGCTACTAGGAGACGGTTCTTTATCTGATTCAGGAATATCTATTGGTGGTGACGACGAGGAAATTATAGAACATGTAAATCGAGATTTTGCAAATCTAGGAATATACTCTAGGTGGTTTGAAACTACATCATGTAATCATGTGATTCGAGTAGCTACAAGAGGGGGCGAAGAGGAAATAAGAAAATGTTTAAGAGAATTAGGTCTCTTAAATACATACTGTCATTCAAAGTTCATCCCTAATGAATACCTTTATGATTCAATTGAAAACAGAATAGCGCTTCTTCAAGGACTTATGGATACAGATGGATCTGCACATAAAAAGGCAGGAATGGCTGTTTTCTATACTGTGAGTGAAAAACTTCGAGATGGAATTATCGAGCTTGTTCGCGGGCTTGGTGGACTTGCGTCTTATTCAACCCGCATAAAAGAAAAACTTAAAAATGCGAACTTCGATCAATATGTGGTTTCAATTTCATTTCCCCAGAACGCGTTTCCAGTATTCTCGCTTAAACGAAAACAAGAGTGGATTGATAGAGGTTTCGAACGAGAACGGAGCAGGTCAAAAACACAGCATCTCTTTATTGATAGAATAGAGGAGATTGACGATATCGGAGGTGCATGTATCGCTATTGACGATGAAGAGAAGTTATTCCTAACAACAGGGTACACAGTAACCCACAACTCGTACCTAGCCGTTTTAGTTAATATGTATATCGGTGTGCATCTATCTATGATGCGCTCGCCATGGAAATTCTTTGGACAGTCCCCCGCGACGGTTTACACTCAGGTATTCTGCGCTATCAGCCAGAAGAAATCTTCTGAGTTGCTGTTCGAGCCAATGCTTAACATGCTAGAGTCTTCTCCATTCTTTGAGAAGGTTCACTCTCGTGAAGGTATGCTTCGCCGTGATCAAGACTTTACTCGAATGGGTAACATCGATCGCGTTTTCTGGACTACAGCCGTTCCGACATCTGCAATTCAGTTCTCCGGTGGTGCTAACTTTAAGCTGATCTCAGGTCCAGGAGCTCTGCTAGGACAAACCATCGTCACCGGTACGATGACCGAGTTAACGTTCTTTTATGATGCAGGTAAGTCTGACGACTTCATCTTTAAGTTCTTCTCTAAACTTCGTGCTCGTATTGAATCTCGCATGAAGGGTAATTACTTCGGTAGATTCATATTAGACTCCTCTCCTAATACATTGGAGTCGCCAATTGACGACTGGGTTGTGCATGAAGCGCCGAAGAATCCAACGAACTACCTCGTTCAGGGCTCTCGCTGGAAGTGGGTACCAGAAGATTTCCCGAAAGAATCCTTCGATGAGATCGGTAACGTTCGCCCGGAGAAGGCCTTTCAAGTGTTTATCGGTGGCAAAGGCCGTCCGCCAGCTATCATCGATGCTAATCTACGTCATCAGTACTCTCCTGAGGATGTTATTGATGTACCTGATACCTTCCTTATTAGAGGACAGTTCGAAGAAAATATATATGAAGCCCTGAAAGACCAAGCTGGTATACCTGCCGGATCGTCTGATAAGATTTTCTACGATCATAATAAGATCGAAGCGTGCTTTGATCCGCGCTTAAAGAACATCTATACCCACATCGTTGCCTCGGCCAAGGAGCCACCGGAACATCTTATCTGGGACCAAATCAAGGATCAATATTTCATCAAGTACATTAACAGTTATCAGTTCTGGTACAAGCCACATGTCCCGAGAGTGTTCGCAGTTGACCAGTCCATTTCAGGAGATATTACGAGCATTGCGCTTATGCACCTAGAACGAGAAACTAGGTACTATCCTAATCGCCCTGATCCTGTTGTACAGAACATCTATGTAGTAGATCTAATCATACCAATCACCCCAAAGGGTGGTCGCGTTAACCTGGATGCTATTCGATTCCTTATAGAGGATCTCCGTGACCAGGGCTCAATGTCCCTCATTCACGGTTCATTCGACCAGTTCCAATCTGAGGCTACTATGCAGTACCTCATACGCCGCGGCTTTGAAATTGAAAAGCTGTCCGTTGATAAGGAGATGGATGCCTACTTAAACTTCGTTTCTATTATCGAATCAAATCGTCTTCGCTCAGGACGCAATTTGCACCTCAAGAATAATCTTAAGAGTCTCCAGATTACTCGACGTAAGGATGCGGATGGTAAGAGAACCGGATCGCAGAAGGTAGACCACTCTAGCGGAGAGCTTGTTCTAGAAGGTAATATAGTTTGGGAACAGTCGTTGATTGGTATTCATGCAAAGGACGTAAGTGATACTGTTTGCGCTTGTTGTGAGTTGCTACGAAAGCATGACGTTATGCCGTATGAAGAGTGGAAGCCGGATGATATTCGCGATAAGACTCGGGAAGATGCTAAGAGTCAGGTAGAAGATTTATTCAAAAAGCATAAGTGGGGAATCGCGGTTACCTAATTTCCGAGTCATGCTTAGCTATGCACTTTCGAAGCGTCCTGGCATCCATCGTTTTGATATGCTCTGCAATTAGATCGTGTAAGTTATCTAGTAACTGATGACACGCATCTTGGAAGGATTCTGTTTTTTGATCGCGAACTTCTGCGAGAGCCTTATTGAGCGTAAGACGAAGCTTTAGATGCTCCTTTCGATGCTCTTCTAGATCTACAGAGTCAGCATTGTATATACTAAGTAACATTTCCTCGTGAGCATGATGCGCGTTGACGTGCTGCATTACTTCACGAACCATAACCATCGCCTCTCTGTAAGATACCTTTCCCGACTCTACAAGTTGGCCGAAAGCACACGCCATTTCGCATATTTTCTTATGTTCACCATCGATGATAAGATCGCCAACTAGATAGGAGTCATCCCACTCACAGAATTTTAACATTGGCGACATCATATCCTCCTACAGTTTCTGGCTTGCCTAATTCTTCATATTATTATAGTAAGAATATTATTATATACCGCCTAAGAACCTCAGTATCTGAGAACCTTAGGAACTGGCATATCCCTATATAGCCTTACTACGATACAGCACCCGTCTCTCGAACAGCTCGGTACTTCTATATTAGTCCCGAATTCTTGTATACTTGGTGAGAGGCAGCTAGATATTTACAATGACATCACAACTTCACATCTTTAAGGAGATCAAATGAACGACGACATGCTGCAGGAGCCCTTGGAGGATCGCCTCCGGCGTCTAAAGTTCCAGAAGAAGGCACAGAATCTGAAGAAGAGAGTAGCCGCTGCTGCTAAGAAAAGCTCTCTAGCTTCCGAATTTCTCGCCTCCAACAACACCCTCGTCGCGTACGTGCGCGATAAGTTCGGTTTCAAGAAGGGCGTAGTCATCGCCACGGGACCTGGCAAGGTTGGCTGGTCCCTCGTCAGCTCCGAGGACTACGAGACCGTGCATCTCGATATCGAGCAGATCCCGAAGCTCGCCGGCTTCATTCACAACCCCGAAGCCAGGCTCGAGCTGGACGAGGACGAAGAGCTCTACCCCGCCGACGCTCTCAACGCCCTGGTGAAGGACAACGCTTTCAAGGACTGGGCTCGCGGAGGCGGATGGGTCGACAGGCCGCTCTTCGACAAGGACACGGGAGTTACGTTCGCTATCAACAAGATGCGAGCGCTCGAGTCAGCACTCGGCCCGGACAGGGGGATCAGCCTCGACGACATCGATATTCCGAGGGACCGCGAGCTTCGTGAAGCTGTCGAGACGATGATTCTTCGCAGTCATCGATACTTCAATAATCAGCCTCATGCTTTCGAGACCAAAACCTCTCTTCCTACTCGAGCCGATACTCATCATCGCGATAATTAAGTAGAGACGTATTTTCTTTAAGAAGAGGCTCCTGTATATTGACGTATACAGGAGCTTTTTTATGGGAAGAATCGCGACTAAGGAGACAAGTAAGAAACTCCCACCAAGGCCTCGTGCTCCGAAGAGGATGAGGGTTGGATACCGCCACTATGCTATAAAATCAGCGCCAAGCGAGTCAGATTTTTATGGTGCGTGTGTCTTTGAAAGAAGTGAAATTCATCTACGTGAAGATGTAGGTGGTGATGAAAAGAAGGCTACTGTATTCCATGAATACTGTCACGCGAAGATGCATGATGGAGGTCTTCGAGATATTTTCACTACTCGCCAAGAAGAAACAATCTGTCAATTCTTCTCTCAGGCTGTTATGGAACTCATCCGGGATCCAGAATATATGGCTTTGCTTCGAGCAAATGGCGAGCGTATGAAAGCTCGATCTCGAAGAAGCTATATGATAGATGGAGAGATGTTTCATTTAACAAAAAAGGAATTACGAGAAAAACTTAAGATCTCGGAGTATAAATTAAAGCAATACTTACAATCCGGTAGGATTCAGGAGGTATCAAATGCCTAGAATAGTAAAACTTGTAAATGTTTCAGAAGCTAATAATAATAAGGCATACGAGATGCACGAGCAAGCCGACGGCACCTGGATCGCAAAGTGGGGACGTGTCGGATACGGAATGCAGGAACAGGTATACCAGAAATCTGAGTGGGATAAAAAATATAAGGAAAAAATTAAGAAAGGTTACAAAGACATAACCGATCTTGTCTCTGTCGAGACAGCCAGCGACAACGGCACTCCCGAAGAGCCCGAAGTCAAGATCTCAGGCTTCAGCAAGGCGTGTCTCGATCTCGTCAATTTTCTTCAGACCTGTGCTAAGGGCGTTGTTCGTCAGAACTATACCGTCAAGGTCGCAGACGTCACTCAGAAGCAGGTCGACGCCGCGCAGGAGATCCTTGATCGTCTCGCTATTCTCTCCTCCAAGCCCTGGGATCGCAAGGATGTGAACGCTACACTCCTCGAGCTCTACCGCACGATTCCCCGCAAGATGTCCAACACGAAGCTTTTCCTTATTCAGGATACGGACAAGCCGAACAGACTGCCTCAGATCCTGTCGAATGAGCAGGACCTTCTCGATACGATGGCTGGCCAGGTTGCTACTCAAGCACAGACGACTACGACCAAGGATAAGAAGCAGGAGCTTATTCTTGATATCGAGATGCGCGAAGCGACTCCGGAGGAACTCGATGAAATCAAGAGGTGCACAGATCTCGACTTTTCGAAAGTCGCAAAGGTCTTCCGAGTTGCGAATAAGAAAACTGGCATTACGTATTCGTCATTCTTTTCAAGTACGGCTCGATCTCGGGAGCTCCTCCTGTATCACGGCAGTCGTAACGAGAATTGGTGGTCGATCGTCAATCAAGGACTTAAGATTCGTCCTACAAACGCCATCCATACAGGATCCATGTTCGGTGACGGGCTCTATTTCGCGAACAAGGCGCGTAAATCAATTGGCTATACGTCGCTCCGCGGCTCTTACTGGGCGTCGGGATCTGCCAACAAGGCCTACTTGGCGCTATACCAGGTAAACGTCGGCGATATGTGGCAGATCGTCCACGGCGATTCCAGCCTCAACCTTCGCAAGGTCAAGGGTGCAGGGCACGACACTGTCTTCGCTAAGGGCGGAGCAGACCTCATCAACGACGAACATATCGCATACGAGTCCGAGCGCAGCACCATCAAATACCTTATCGAGCTGAGGGGATAATGACCGCTAAAACACGGTACAGACTACTAGTAGCATTTTCGTTCCTTCTAGGAGGAGCGATAGTTCTACCCGTAGCCTGTACTTCGTTTGTAACGTTCCTTGAGGTGCTTCGAGCACCAGTCTTCCTTCTCTCTATGTTCGCTTCTGTAGGATTAGAGCTCACAACGGTTCTTTCCCTAGGCCCCGCTAGACGTCGATACCAAGAGGAAGTGCAGCTCGAAAGAGATAAGAGACAAGAGCTTCCTGAGCCTCCGACCGATCTCGATGACCCAGATCTCGTAGCAGCAGTCGCTGAGTTGAATGAATTTTTACCGGGGTCTGACTTAGATATCCAAGAGTGGAAAAAAGAGTACACACAACCCGAATCGCCAAAGAGCACGACGTGGAGTGACCTCGCTAAAAAAGGAAAGACCTGGGATGAGGTAGGCTGCGGAGGTGCCGGCGGGTCTATTGATACCTCGGTAGCTTTTGGAACTTACATACCATCAACTTATAACGTTCAGTATAAGGGAATGAGTATTGCTCGCCCGAACAGGACGCTTCCAGTCCATGACGAACTCGACGAGCTTCGATCCTATCTCGCTGAGCGCCAATTTAGTCTCAATAGCTGGGAAGCAGATAAGGAAAGACCTGGGGTACTTTCGTATAAGTTTTGCGTAGCTGATGATGTAACTCATAAGAGTTACGTTCTTCCCGTACAGGTTACTAACCAGCTTGAATTCGAAATATCTCGAAATCTCCCTTCTGTGATTGTCGACGAAATTCGAAAAACCGTAGACCGCCTCGCAGCCGAACGCCTCTCAAAACAGCTTCTGGTTCCGGCTGGATTGATTGAAATGTCTTACAAAGAAGACGGGTCGATGGCAGCCTACGTAGACGTCGCAGCAATGCAAAAGGCTGCAAAGAGGCGTCGAAACCTAACGGGGAGTAACGGCCCAGGCTAGCCTCTGAGAGAGGCAAAATGATATTATGTTCACAGAGGAGCAAATATGTCGGAACTCGCTGATCTTCAGCAAATGGTGAATGAGCTCAAGAATACCAGTTCATCGAATGAAAAAAAGGAAATTGTAGCTCGTTATCCGAGTGTCAAAAAGCTTCTCAATTATACCTTCAATACGTTCAAGCAGTATTACGTCTCTTCGGATAATGTCTTGAAGAACTGGAAGACTGCGGTCGCCGCAAAGGGACCCAATCTTCTAGCTGCATCTGCTCGTTTCAATTCGCAGACACCGAACGCGGCTAACACGCCCAAGAACTACTACGCCGATCTCTATCAGTTGCTCGATGCACTCGATGATCGCAAGATCACCGGACAGAAGGCAATATCAGAGATCGTTTCTTTTATCAGCCGCAAAGACAACATCGCGTACAAGGATATCATCCTCGATATACTTGATCGCGATCTTAAGTGCCGCATCAGCTCCTCGATCGTCAATAAGGTTTGGCCCAAGCTTATTCCGGAGTTCAATACAGCTCTGGCCAATAGCTACTGGGACAACGAGGACAAAGTTGATTTCACGAAGGATGTTTGGTTCGCCAGCCGCAAGCTTGACGGCGTCCGCCTCCTCACCATCATCGACGAGGACGGGGATATCAAGTGCATGTCGCGTAACGGCAAAGAGTTCACCACGCTAACGAGGCTCAAGGAAGAGATTAAGGAAGTTTGGCCTCAGCTTCGCAGTATCGTCTTTGATGGAGAGATCTGCATCGTGGACGAAGACGGTGATGAACACTTTGACCAGATCATCCGCCTCGTCAACAAGAAGGACTTCACGATCCCGTTCCCGAAGTACAGGGTGTTCGATATTCTAGGCTTCAACGAATTCGCAGAAGGTACGAGCAATTCGAAACTTTCGACGAGACAGGCTCGCTGGGACGTAATCAATCGCGACTACGGTCAGCGTAAGACCGAGATGATCGTCCCGCTCGTACAGACGAAGGTGGAGACTCGCGGTCAGCTCGATGCTCTCTTCGCCGAGGCGAACGACAAAAACTGGGCGACCACCGTTATCAGGAAGGACGCTCCGTACCAAGGCAAGCGTTCGAACGATATGCTCAAAGTCAAGGCGTTTCACGATGCCGAGTATACGGTTACTCGCCTCGGAACGGGTCCCTTCCGCTATGTGAAGGATGGCAAGGAAACCGAGGAGCAGATGCTTACTCAGGTCTACTTCATGCATGGCACGACCGAGGTCGGCTGTGGCTCAGGCTTCACAATCGAGCAGCGTCAGGACTTCTACCAGCACCCCGAGAAGATTCTTGGTAAAACTATAAAGGTAAAATACTTCGAGGAAACTACCGATCAAAATGGAAATCATTCTCTTAGATTTCCAGTCATAAAGCAGATCTATGAAGATGGCAGGTTTGACTGAGCAAGTCTTTTGAATCCCGCGTTCGGTCGTCGTGGATTAGTAACAAAAGGGTTTTCAGGGCATAGACATACGAAAGAAGATAGAGAAAAAGCTATTGAAACTTTTCGAAAAACCTGGGAGCGTAAAAGAGAGACGGATTGATATTAGAACAATCCGTCGATCGGATTAAAGGATTGGATATGAGTTGCGAAAAAGAGACCCTGGAACACAAACAGATGGTTTCTCACTTCATGAATGTTCTAATCAAGGAACTGATTAGCCGGGCCGAGCATCACGATGACTCTAAATTAGAGCAGGATGAGCTTCCATTTTTCGATGAGTTTACACCGAAGCTGAAAGCTACAACGTACAACAGTGATGAATACAAGGGATTTTTACAGGGCCTGAAACCCGCACTTGATCATCACTACGCTGTCAATAGACACCACCCGGAACATTTCCCGAACGGGATTGCCGGGATGGATCTGGTTGACCTTGTTGAGATGATCTGTGATTGGAAGGCTGCTACTCTTCGTCAGCGGGATGGTAACATCCTAAAAAGCTTGGAGCTGAATCGAGACAAGTTTAGCTACTCGAAAGAGCTTCAGCAGATTTTCGAGAACACTGTGGAGTATTTTGAATGATAAAGCAAGTCATCGTAGTCCGTAAGGACTTGAATATGAGAAAGGGGAAGATGTGCGCTCAGGCAGCGCATGCATCTCTTAAGGTCTTTCTCGATCGCATTGAATACATTAAGCCACGGCATCCTGAAAAGGATAATGAGCAGGACTCCACCACCCATTTCACTCCTGCTATGCGAGCTTGGTGCGAGTGGCAGGAAGGACAGCCCGGCTTCACTAAGATCGTTGTTGGGTGCAACAGCGAAGAGGAGCTCTTCGATGTTGAGAAGAAGGCTCAGGAGGCCGGAATCATTCACGCTCTTATCAAGGATAACGGCGTGACTGAGTTCCATGGAGTTCTTACTCCTACTGTCATCTGTCTCGGTCCCGACGAGGCCGAGAAGATCGATGTTATCACCGGGAAGTTTTCACTTCTATGAGTCTTATTCATCCCGACGGTTCTGAGTCCTCTTGGAGCGACCTGGAAAACGGGGATAACGATCTATACGCTGCAGCCGACGCGTTCATGGGAATCTTCGGTTTCCATCGCGTGAGGCATACAGATACTATCAGTAACAAGGAGGGGCATATGGACCCAGCTAACGCTAACAATCTCCCCGAAGCGACTCAGAGCGACATCATTCAAGAATTCGATGCGCTCGTTCGCAGCAACGTGGACACCACGACTCTCGCAGTCAAGGAATCGCTCAGAGGCAAGGGCTTCTGGGTAAACCAGAGAGACGTCTCTGACGCCATCTGGGGGTACGTCCAGAACAATCTGGACAAGTACAAATACGAGTACCAGCACGGCCATCGCATCTACCGTTACGAGCCCACGCAGGGCATCTTCGGCAGCGGTATCCCGTTCGGAACGCTCAACACGCTCAGCTCCGGCGGTCCTGCGGGCAAGTCTCACAAGATCACCACCTATAAGGTCAGGCGCACCCCGACCATCGGGACCTGGGAAGTCTTCTCTGCTGGCGGCCCTCTTGGGCTTCAGCCGACAGAGACGTTCACCAATACGACCAGGAACAAGGCTCGCTACGAGTATGCCAAGCAGTACGGCGTCAAGTACGTCGATACGGTAGCGAAGAAGATCTAAGCAAGTTCTCCACGGAAGGTTGTTACGTCCGTGGGTACGAATACTGTGGTTAGGGAGTGCACCCTCCAACTCGTCGACAGAACGCTGACAGTTTCAACACTTAGGCCGGCTGTGCACTTGTTGTGGTGAAAAGGAAGCGCGATCCCGGGATCGTGAGCAGGTGGTTCGAATCCACCCCTCCCTCGAGGTAAACTATTTAATGGCGAAGCGAAAAGATAGTGATAATGTCAAAACGGAGCCGGTACTTATTATCGGCTATCTTATTCCAGATCTCTCCGTAAAGGAAGCTGAGGGCGAACGCTTATCAGTTTCCCCTGTCTTTGCATCAGAGAGAGGGATGTACAAGAAGTCTCTTGTATTCAAGACTATCGACGAGGCTAAGGCCAAAATCTTGGAGCGTTACGGACGTGAACAGTAGATACAGCAAAGAAAGAGCCCCTTCTTACTACATTTTCGACGCCGCGGCTCAGAAATATCTCAGCTCTTCCTTCGATTGGAACGATCGAGGCGCTAAGATTCCTAATATGGAGGAAGTTAAAAAGCGGCTCCGTGTAATTGCTGAGCGCCAGGAAGAAGCCTCTCGTCCAAAGGATTGGGAACATCTTCCGCATACGTATACGGATCTCCCGGCTGCGTCCTTTATCCCTGGCGGGGTAGCAGTAGTGGATGAGTGCAAACATACTCTCCTTCGCGGTAGAGATGTAGGGCGACAGTTCCTAATTCAGGTCTGGCAGGCGAAGTCTACTAACTAACTATACTCTGTATAGGAGATAGTTATGGATAATATCCGAGACGATGATGACCTCATCTCTATAGACGACTTCGATTTCCAGCCAATGGCTGAAGAGTGCCCAGAATGTGGCGCTCCTACTTCTGAATGGGTTGAAACTCGAGATTATCTAAATTGGCATTGCCCTCGTTGCGGTAACGATTTCCCTATCGATGCTGCATATGAAGAGGCTCCCGAGTTCCACGATTCTACATATGATCTAGATATGACGGATGAAATATCCGATGACGAGTGGGACGCTCTTGACGACGAAGACCTCGATGCTCTTGAAGAGGCTCTTGGTAGTTCTAGGAAGGATCTACCTAATCTAGCTCCTCCGGAGAGTAAGAGTTCTCAGCCTGAAGGTGAAATAACTACATATCGTAATCCTCCTCATCATGTGTCCGATCTCGGTACTAGCGATTTCGGACGCAAAGGCATGAAAGAAGGCTTCTTCGATAAGAGAATAGAAGCGGGCGAACACTGTGATAATCAGGAAGAGCTTGAAGCAGAGCTTGCTAAAAATCCAAAGATTGAAGATGAGCACGAAGACGGCTACAAATCTCCGACTCCAGTTCGTGAGGATATAGAGGACGACGATAGCCTCGAAGCTATTGTGGCTGAGTACTCTGAGCTTGAAGATGATATCAGAGCAGCGTTTGGCTACTGTGAGCAGCTCTACCAGGCTCTAGCTGATTCCGGAATGGAAGATATCTCCTCTGGAGATCTAGACAGCATGATTCGAGACGGTATCAGCGGTATGGTAGAGGATACGTCGGAGCTCGAGCAGAGCCGCGAAGAGATTGTTGCAATCTTCGACCTGTTCGAGGATGAGCTCGGTGATGAACCTGCTCAGGAGCTCATAGAGCGTATCGAAGACGTAGCTTGTAGTGGTTCCTTTTCTCCTCTTATCGAGGATACGGTAAAAGTTAAGGGCGGCTATCAAAACGTCGGTAAGAAGGGAAAGCATTCCAAGAAGCCGATGACTAAGAAAGCTGCTGATGCCCAGCGTAAGGCAATGTTTGCTAACGGGTATCACGAAGGTGTTGATACCGGTAAGATTCAGGTATCTGACTCTATCGCGTCTCTTATCGATATGTTCATGCCCGAGCTTGCAGGTGATATGAAGACTCAGATTGCTAACGGTAATACAGAAGCTCTTCGTGTCGCTCTTCGTCAGATCGACAAGGGCATCAGTAAGAATATATCCGGGATCTCCGAAAAAGTTATTCGAGAGTATCGTTCATTCCGCGAATCAGCAATGTCTGAGCTCGACCTAGAACGTCAGGAAGCAGAAGCTACTGGTGAGGAGTGGAATAATCCACTCGAAGAAGATCACTTTGTTTGCTTTGCTTGCGACGCTGAAGGCTCTATTAACGAGCTAGACGAGGTTGATGGAGAGTATCTTTGCCCGAGCTGTGGCAGTACCGACATCGATATTTTCCAGACCGACGATATCGGCGATGTTTACGATGATGAATCACCAGAGGATATCCTGTAAGAGGCTTTCGGTGATACTTCTCGCGATCAGCTTAATGCTCGATCCGTTCTCAAGTTTTGGCAGGATAAGGAACTGACGATTCCGGACTACCAAGACCGCATCGATGCAACTGCAAACGAGTTTGAAGTAGACCCGGAGTGGATTAAGGATATTGTAGGTGAGGATGAGGAGGGTGAGAATAGCCGCCCTTTTCGAGAATCTGATGAGCTAGAAGATGAGGGTATCGGAGATGTGAGTGCCTTTCCTGTTCCGGAAGGAAATAAGACACTGACTTGGACGATGTCCGACGACTTCGAAGCTTACAATGCAGCCGAGCACTGGCTAACGGATCGTGGGTTTTCAATCGGTAGACTAAACGGTGATGCACCAGTTGGCTTTAAGGAAGGGGATTGGGATATTGCGAAGTGGTGGAATCTGTCTGCGAGCGATATAAAGCAACTCGATGGCGTTATTACTTCCCCAGACTTTCGTCACGGCCCCGTAACAGTGTCGTTTGGTCTAGATGCTCTTAGAAAGGACGAGCCTGCGGTAGACCCCGATAGACCTGTTTTGAAGCTTTCAGGTGGGTTCAAAGAATCAGCTGATGAGGATTTGCCAGGGGATGTCTCGTCTTTTAAGGCACCGAAAAGTTTTGTAGGTTGGTCCTGTAAAGTAGTAATCCCAGCTAATGTAGAAACACTGGCAGCAAGGTACGATGGAGTTCGCGGCGAGATTGTTCAAGAGGACGAGCGTGGCGAAGGCTTTCTAATCCGTATGCCAAACTATGGAGAGGTTTGGATGCCTAAGCAATTTCTTAAAATAGCACAACGGTAGGTCGGTCGCGTGTATATTAGAAGCGCCGGCTTAGCCGGCGCTTTTTTATTCGCTCCCCCATAGTCTAACTGGTAAGACACGGGATTTTGATTCCCGCGCCGCAAGGCTTGTAGGTTCGAGTCCTACTGGGGGAAAAGAGGAGTTGCAGTGTATATACCTTTTCGACAAATCTTTATGATTTGCAGATTCCATGAAGAAGCAAATCCAAATGGGTCTCTAAAGTGCTTGCATCCAGCTGCTATAAATGAAGCAAACGGTGAGCCACCTAAGTGTAGCAGTAACTGTATAGCTAGAAAGACTTTAGAGACCATGGCAATGTCTTGGGACACTAATTCCTTAGATCGTAAAGAAATAGAAAAAATTGAATCTTTTTGACTTTTCGGAGGCAAAGTTGATATGATCAATGCAGAGGAGGACAGTATGGCAGGTTTAACGCCCGAAGAGGTTCAGGAACTTGACATCGTTCTGGCAAAGCTTTCAACTAAGGTTGAGCCCTCTGCCGAGAACACCGAAGAGTCTCCCAAGGAGGCTGAGTGACATACAGTCGCAAAGAGTTCCTTCGCAACGAGCGACGTCGGAATCGAGTTCATCGATCCCCGCTGTTCTGGATCAGCTGTATCTTCATCGCCCTAGTAGCGCTGTTCATAGCCTACGGAATCGCGCTGCGGATGTTAGGATTAGGATAATCACCAGGGGGTGATTTGGCTTCGACCTGTAGTATCCGTTTTTACCCGACGAAAGGCCCATGCAACGAAAGGGGAGGATCGCAGGGACGCGGGTTCAATTCCCGCCACCTCCATAGGGGACTGGTGTAACTGGTAGCACGGCGATCCGAATGGTTCGCAGGAGTTGGTTCAAGTCCAACACTTCTTCTAAAAGTAAAAACAGAATTTGACTTTCACGGGCTTCGGTAGATATATTACTCGTAAGAGAAAACAACAACCTACCCGACGAGATGTCGAAGACGGTGGTACCAAACCGGGACGGCTAACTGATCGCGCAGTCGAAGGTACCAAAGAGCGCAGCTCCAAGTAGCTGAAATCAGTGTTTCTTTTAGAAGGAGCCACAAATGGCGGAAGTGCTTGAGGTTTTCAAGTACATCGGTGTCGGTATTCTGGTGATCGGTTTCTCGGCGCTCTGTATCTATGACTACGCCAAGAAAATCGAGAAAGCGAAGCATCGTCACGCGTAATTTGGGGTTGTAGCTCAGTTGGCTAGAGCGCGACGCTGGCAGCGTTGAGGTCGAGGGTTCAATTCCCTCTAGCTCCATCGGTTTGATTTTCTGCTAGGCAGAAGGCTCCGCTTATAAGATTCGAGTGTGTTGCTCCGGCCACGAATGCCAGAGCGTCCTGCTACGGCACACTTGTGAATAAGAGGAGGAATGCCACTACAGCCCGTCCTAAGTCGGGGTAGCAGCTAGTACTTGCGGAAGTACCTCAATTGGCTAGAGCACCAGCCTTCCAAGCTGGGTGTTGCGGGTTCGAGTCCCGTCTTCCGCTGAGGGGATCTCAACTATGCTGACAAGTAGTTGAGTCACATTCGATGGTCACGCACTAGTACCTAAGTAGTGTATGGTGGAGGGTTTCGTTAGAGTTCTGCCAGGGATAGTATCCTAGTTGTGTATATCGGATCCGTAGTGCACGACGGGGTGATGGTAGAAGATAAACGCTGGTATTCGGAATCCAGCCTATCCCTGGAAGAGCTCTAGCTACGCCCCCGAATGGGTGCATGGTATAATGGCTATTACATCTGACTGTCTATCAGATAATCCGGGTTCGATTCCCGGTGTGCTCGCAACTTCACAATGGGATTCGCACTAATTGGGTATGAAATACTTATTTTTGTATAAGACAACTCATATTCCAACTGGTCGATTCTACATTGGAATACATGAAACATCTAATTTAGATGATGATTACTTAGGTAGCGGAATCGTTATTCAACGACTGTTAGCTAAGTACCCTAGATCTGAATTCAATAGAGAGATTTTATGTTTCTGTAAAACGAGAGAAGAACTCTCTGAAGCAGAGAGACAGTGTATTCAAGAATCATATGATGATGTGAATAATTTGAACATAGCTCTTGGAGGAGATGGTGGTCCAACATTTTATGGGATAAAAGAAAAAGATCCAGAACGATACCTTATTTTGAAAGAACAGCAAGCAGAACGAGTTCGAAAAGTTCAATCTAAGGGTCATGCATCTCTACGACAAAGAATTGAAACTGAGCCAAACTTTGCAGAACATATGAGAACAGTAGCTAGAAAAGCTTTGAAAAAAGCATCAATAGCTTCTCGAACTCCTGAAGCGATCGCAAAAAAGAAAGAGGTATTTGCGCGAATAGGCCATCAACAAGGAGAAAAGAATAGCTCTTTCGGAAAGCATTGGATTCATAAAGGAACTGAAAATAAGCTAGTTCCTAAGACAGACTTAGTCCCAGAAGGGTGGGAAATAGGTCGTAAGATAAAGTAAATGGGCGCCTAGCATAACGGTAATGCATCGCACTTGCACTGCGAATGATCCGGTTCGAATCCGGGGTGGTCCACTAGTAACAACTCTCCCGTCCAATGAAATAGGTGGACGATTGAGCCCCAAGATACGGCGCTGTCCTAGGAAACACGCATCCGGTGAGGGAGGAAAGTGGGAAATAGAGTATCGGAGTCATGACCGAGAAAAATACCCGCAAGAAAGTCCGATGAGAATCCGGACGACCTCAGCAAAAGAGTTGTTATTTTTATGGCCCCATCGAATAACGGCTAGTTTGCAACCCTCTCAAGGTTGAGATGGGGGTTCGATTCCCCCTGGGGCTATAAAGCAGGTACAAAGCGAAATGGTAACCGCGGTACTGGGGCGTATACTTCGTCCAGCCGTACCTGCCTGCTTCACATAGGTGATTCGTCTAGGAGTTAGGACACTTGTCTGATACACAAGGAAAGACTGCGCGACTCGGTCATCACCTATCCCTCCTAACCTGTAGGAGTAAATACAGGTAGTGATGCTCCATTGCACTTTACGGGTGGGGTTAGTTTTTCCTCCTTTCATCTATGAATAAAGGGGCGTGAGTGGTAGCGACCAACGTTAGCGATTGCCCCAGAAACCTGGTGACGATTAGACGCCAGTGCAACAAACAGCATGCCTGATGGAAAGGGAACTTTGCTACTAATCTTATATGCCCGGTTGATGTAATGGTAGCGTCTCTGTTTTACACGCAGATGGAACTAGTTCGATTCTAGTACCGGGTAAAGGAACCTCCGAAGAGCTGTATACTAATTATGGATACGGAGGTTCGAATGTTTTGTCAGAAGTGTGGCAAAGAACACGATGGGGCTTATGGCTCTGGAAAATTCTGCTCTCGAGCCTGCGCTAATGCTAGACAGTTTTCAGAGGAAACTCGTCAGCTGAAATCGCAAAAACAACGAGAAGCTATTGAAAGAGTCGGCCTCTCCGTAGAATTTCAAAATCGAATAGGTTATGAGTTTTCTCAAACGGATAAAGAAAAAGGACGAAAGAAAAGCATAGAGCATCGCAAGCAAGAGATACAGTCCTGGCAAGACTGGGTACTTGAAGAAGGAGCAACTTGGGAAACTGTTAGTCCTCGTTGGTCTTCGCTTCGAAAGCGGCTAATTACCGAGATCGGATGTTGTGAGATTTGCGGACAGCTTCCAATATGGAATGGAAAACCTCTATCTCTTCAACTGGATCATATTGATGGAGATTTAGACAATAACAAACGAAGTAATCTTCGGGTACTCTGTTTACACTGTCATTCACAGACGCCACATTATGGCTCTAAAAATAAGGGCCGTGGAAGATATTTACGAAGAAAACAAAGCCATTCGGACGACTAGTGTGTATGCCAAGTGAGGTCGAGCCCTGGTCAGGGGTACAGCGAATATCCGTAGCGGGGCCTAGCTAGCTCACCGGATGCTGGAGCGTAAAGGCGTCGGACACAACGCCGCAGCATACACATAATGGCCAACGGACGGTCCCGAGATCGCAAGATCGAATCCGAAAGGTAGGGCGAAGAAAGCCGTCGGTGGAGCCCGTAATCACCTTACTTGTAGAGAGGCATTCAGATATAGGATGTATAACGGGAAATAGCTCAGCTGGTAGAGCGCGTGCTTTGGGAGCATGAGGTCGCAGGTTCGAAACCTGTTTTCCCGACTAACGTTTTTCAAGGAGGAAGTAATGTATGATCTCTCCGAACTTGAAGAACTTCGCAAATTGACTCCTCCAGGTCAGTATTGCGTACCCGTAGAAACTGAAAAGAGCTGTAAGGTGCTTGTAGTCGGGGACGTTAAGAAGTCTGTAACCAAAGATTGGTTCGCTATCTTTCCGGATCCGTCGGAGCAACCTGCATATGAGAAAGCATTGATAGACATAGTCGAGAAACGATTAGGTCTTTAGTTGGGCGCGTGACATAAAGGCTGTGTAGCGGACTCTTAATCCGTGAGCGAAAGCTCAATGCAGGTTCGACTCCTGTCGCTCCCATAGTTCCTGATTACCCTCCGAGGGTCGCTCCTTTGGGTTCAAGGTAGTATAACACTCAGCCGAGGCCTTGAGAAATAATGTATAACAGGCTGCGGATAGTCATCAGAGACGTGTCGATGACCAGGGACTTATTTGCCTCATTCGCGTAACGGGTCTTCTACGTCTTGATGCCACGTGCTCAAGGCGAAAGACACTACTCTTCGATCCCCATTAGGACCAGCAGGTAAAGGCCACCTGAAGCGCGACTACGGTGGAGATGA